CTACTCTTTTACTATTATCATTTATGTCTGCAAATACCTTTTTACCAATTGTATAGCCACCTTCTGAACATTTTGAAATTACTATTTGTTCATTTTCACCAACATTAGCTGTGGCTATTTCTTTATAACTAATCGACTTCATCTTCATTTTCCTCTTCAATTTCTGCACTCATTTTTATCTGGAATTTTTCATTTGTAATGATTTTATTAAAGCTATCCATTTCACAATTCATATCAATTGAATTGAATTTTAATGTACTTTCACCATCACCATCAAAATTAACTGATTTTATTCTAAACATACCTAAACGTATGGGTTTTTCATTTGGTAACTTAGCAATGATAATAACATCATTGTTTAACATCTGAAGACATTTTATTGAATTAGCCGCTTCATCATACATAGCACTAAATGTCAAATCAACACTTCCATTAGCTCTTACTGAATGTCCTTTGTAATTAACTACCTCTTTAACTTCAATTTTGTTCATTTTAATTTTCCTCCTATTTTGCTGATTTTATTTTGTTATATTTTTCTTCTCTTTCTTTTTGTAATTCTTGCCTTGCATTATTAGATGATTTTATAATAGGCTTTTGATGCACCAGAATATCCTCAGTTGAAAGTTTTATACCTAAGTCAATATTTTCTACCTTCCCAGTTTCTAAATACTCAGAAACATCATTTAATGATTCAGGTTTAGTCATTATCCAAACTTCATTTGTATTTAAAAATTGAATTGCAAAAACTGGAATTTTATGAGATACACTTGCATTATGTTCTAAGATATGTAAATCCTTTTGATTTACTTTAATAGATTGAGCATCAGTAGATTTTAATTGACAGATAATAAATTCATTTTGACCATCTTCTTTTTCAATCCATCCAGAACCAGAATTATAAGTAGCTTTTAATCCTAAAGATTCCATGACTTCTTTTTCATTTTTACGATAAAATTTTCCTGTTCTTTTCATTTTACTCACCAGTCAAAAAATCTCTCATTTGCTTTACAAAATTTTCAACTTCATCCAACAATGAATAAGTTTTTTGAATCTGCTCTTTTAGCTTTTCATTTTCCTTTATTAATTTAAAAATAATTTCATCTTTTTCTTTTATTATTTCTTTAAATTTTTCTTCATCCATTATTTTATCAACCCCTTATTTTTTCTTTCATGATAACGATTACTTCTATCCATATCTTCTTTTGATTTTAGTTTTCCAATATATTTACAATCAGCTGTTAACAATTTAGTAAATAATTGTTGAACACATCCTCTACAAATTGTGTAAACATTATCACCAATTTTTAATTTATACATTTCTTCTACATTTTTCCATTTTTCATTGCAGAATTTACATTTGCTTTCTTTGTCTTCTACAATTTTCATTTTAAAATTATCCATTTTTACTTTTCCTTTTACTTTTATTTTTACTTTCCCAGATACGATAAGTTAATTGTGCTAAATGCGTTAAATATTCTTTATCGTCATCTTCTAATCTGTCATACAAATCAAATCCTGTTGAACCATCAAAATCATAAAATACATAAAAATAATCTGTTTTATGATAATTCTTTGTGTGTTCTTTTCCTATGAGTAATTTCCTACACATTTTATCAAATTCAGCATCTGTTAAAATTGTTTTATTCATTTCATAATATAAAATTGAATGTATGAGAATTTTTCTTTGAATGACTGAGCATCTTTCAAGATTAGATAACTTACTCATATTGGCTTACCTTCAAATGTATTAAACATTTTGTAGTTTCCATTGTTAAATGTAACACTATTAACCCATAAACTATATGCTTCTTCATTTTCTTTTTCATGAATCATTTTTAAAGCTTTAGAATAAGCATCTTCTTTATTTCTTGCAGGAATATTAATTCCTCTTATTTTATCATTGATATAAAGTTTATAGTTTACATAATAGCTTTTCATATTTACCTCCTAAGTTATTATTTATATTCTTCAGGTGAATGAAATTCTTTTAAAACATTTCTTGCATAACTTTTATTTTGAAATTCAGTTACTTCACCATTTTTCCATTCAACTATTAAATATGTGTTCCAAACATTTGTTATTTCATTCCAAACTTTTTCACCTTCATAAATATCTTCAACTAATTCTTTGTATTCCTTTGGAATGTATTTCATTAATTGTTTGTTCATATTATTTCCTCCTAGAAAATTATTAATTATTGTTTAACTTTATTTGATTATATCACATTTGAAGATAAATGTAAATAGGTTTTTTAAAAAAATTTTCATTAATGTTCAAGCTCTAGTTTTTGTTTATTTTGTGGTATAAAACCATATAAAGCTATGCATGCACTATCAGCTGCATCATCATTAAATGTAAACCTTTCACCATCTTTTTCAATAACACCTTTTTTCTTTCTTTTACCTTCTACAGGAATTTTTATTTCTTCTTTAAAACCTAATGAACAAACATATTTAATTGTTGGCCATTTTTCAGGATTAATTCCATATTTGTTTTGTTGTGGTTTGCTTGTACCAACAATAGCTGATTTCCAAGCTCTTGTATCAACACTATAAACTGGAAAATTATATTCACTAGCAATATCAACAATTAAAGCATTTAAAGCACCAATAGATTTAATATAATCAATATTTAAAAATCCTTGTGATTGAAGTCTTATTCTTTCAATAATTATATATACCTCTAGAAGTTCATATTTTGACCTGTATTGAATTTTATCAAAAAGCTTATATAATTTATTAGAAAGATGTTTCCTTTTCTCTGAGTTATTTCTGAATGCTTCTAAATGTATACTTTTAACATTAGTTAATTGACCATCTATACAAATAGAAATACCAGAGTTTTTATAGCTCTGGTCTATTCCTACAACAATTTTATGTTTTTCTTTTTTACATAACTTATTTTCACATTCAATACAATCCTGAGACAAAGCAAATGAATTATTTATTGGACAAATTTTACTCATTATATTTCTCCTTATAAGGTGATTTTCTATATTTAGCAGAATTAGCTTCTTTCATTAATTGTTTAGAATATTTCATAAGCAATGGAATAGTCTTTTCTTTTTGTCCTTTTGTCAAATGTCCATATTGAATATAACTTCTTGCAATAGCTGAAAGATAAGGAGCATCATAAGCATTAAATCCTACACCATTATGTTCAGATGTATTTCCATTATATTTTTCAGTTTCAGTTTGTTGATTATACAAAAACATTAAAGCATGATACAAAAATTCTTCATTAGTTTTAAGAACATTTTTTATTTCTTCTTCAGTCCATATTTTTCTAACACCAGTTATCTCAATCATATTTTAATCCTTCCATTATTCTTATTCCAACATGCATCTTTCATTGGACATTTTTCAGCCATTTTACAATTATATGAATTGCATTCTTTTTTCTTACCTACCATTTGTCCTTCATTAATTGCTTTTTCATAATAAGCTTTTACTTCTTCACATCTATCAATATATGTTGAAACAAATTCTTCATCATAATCATAAACAAAAACTTTAAAATCTTGTGTATTTTTATCATCACATAATACAAACCCTTTTAAATAATCTTTTCCATTCCACTTGTCTTTTAATTTAGCTTGTTTAATAAGTTCATACATATAAAATTGTAATTGCTTTTTTGCTGATGGATGAGAAGTCATATTTTTAAATTGATATGTGTTTACTGATTTAATTTCACCAACCATTGCACCATCATAAAATTCAGGAATTCTACAAACTATATCAGGAGTAAAGCTTAATTTATATTCATTATCGAATCTTGTTTTGTCTAATGTGTTAGCTTTTGCATATCCAGCTCTTATTAAATATCTTTGCCATTTTTCATGAATAGCATTTCCTTCAGCAAATATTCTCATTAAACTAACAGGTAATTGTTCACCTTGCAATTGCTTATAAATTAAACTTAAAACCTGTTGTCTTATACAAAACTCTTTATCACCTGCTATCATAGCTGATGCATGTAATCCAACACGTTCTGTAGATTCAAGACCTCTTGTCATTACCATATTAACAAATTTAGTTTCTTCTTCAATATTCTTTTCACAATAAAACATTTTATTTAAGATGCCTTCAAGTTTTCTTTGTTCATCATTTTGAATCTTTGTTCCATTCTTTATTCCATCATTTTTAATCTCATCAATAATTCCCATTTTGTTTACCTCAAATTTTCTAATATTAATCCTTTAATTTCTGGAAATGATATAAAGTCATTTGGTGTTAAATTTAGTTTCTTAAAGATTCTTTTCTCTTCTTCAGAAATAACAAAACAATCTTTGAATCCTAAAGAATAAAACATGACTTTTTTGCACCATTTTTCATTTCCTATTAACCTATGCAAAAGTATATAAACAACTTCTTCATTAAAGTATCTTAAATTTTCTAAATCATATTGTTCTAAATTTAATCTATTGCAAAGTTGCAATATTCTTTTTATTTCAATATCATCTAAATAAAACTTTAAGTTGTCTATTGATTTTATTATTTCATTTGTCGTAGGAAATTTATTCCAATTTATTTTCATTCCTTGTAAAGTGTTTTTCTTTTTTTCACCTAAAGAAATTATTTTTAAAAACTTTTCTTCTCTATTGTTTTTATTAAGTAAATAGTAAACCATAGTTTCAAAAATATCTTGTCTTAAAATTCTTTTATTTTGATTCAGTTTTGCTTTAAATATTGGATTAAGTTTTTTCTTACTAAAAATTCTTAATTTATAATCTGAATTATAATAATCAAATTTTAAATCAAAATAATTAAACCAAATTTGATAAAATTCATCTTCAGAACAAAGAAAACATTTTTTATTTTTAAATTGTTGAATCAAAACAATTTTATCTTTATGACAAATTATATATTTATTTTCATTTACTTTTTTCCATCTAATAGCTTGTTCAGTTTTATATATTTCATTTAAATCAAAGAATGGAATTTCAATTACAAACATGTTGTTCCTCCTTTGCTAATTATTTTTTTAATACCAGCATTTTTAGCCATTCTTAAGCAAATAGGACAAGGCTTTGCATCTATTTCTATCTTAGTCTTTTCTTTTAATCCTGGACATGATTCTGAAAGCTTTTCTTCATATATATCATAACCAAATAAATACATTGTTGCTCCTATCATTTCTTTTCTACTTGCTGATAACATTGCATTTTGTTCTGCATGAACAGAAAAACATTCATCATATTTTCCAGAATTATTAGGTTCATTTAATCTTTTGCAATAACCCTTATCACAACAATTTTGTTCTCCTCTTGGACTACCATTATAACCTGTTGCAATAATCTCATCATTATTAACTATTACACAACCATATTGTCTTTTTAAGCATGTACTTCTTAATGAAACTGTTTTTGCTATTTCTAAATAATATTCATTCTTTGATATTCTTTCCATTTTCTTTCTCCTTTACACTTTCAATTATTTCTTCTTGATATTTTTCTAATTTGCATTCAAAGTTAAAAGGACATTTAATTAGACATCTTTCATTTCTGGGACTATATGTTCCATAGCAACAAAATTTATCTTTATTCTTCATCATCTTCCTCCCAACTATCTAATTCTTTTTGTGACCTTTTACCATACTTTTGATTTTCTAATTTCATTAATTCTTCTCTTATTGGTTTAACATCATCAAATGAAACAAATCCTCTATCAAAGAATAAAGGTATTTCACATTCACCCATTGGATTACATACTTTTGATTTTACAACTTTACATTTCATAATTAAACCAACTTTTTTAGAATTAGCAGTATTATGTGGGTCTTTATTCGGAATTTCAATCCAAGCTCTTCTTGCAACTTGAATTCTTAATGATGCTGAATGCTTTAATTTATGTCCACCAGGTGTACTTGTTTGTTCACCAAACATTAAAGCACCCATCTTATCTCTTATTTGATTTATAAAAATTATTGTTGTACCTGTTACTTCAATTATTTCTTCTAATACAGGTAAATATTTATTCATTAGTCTTGCAGTTCCACCAATTCTCTGTTCTTCAATTGAATCTTTATCAGCTGATTTTAAAACTTTTTCTGCATCTTCTTTTGGAATCATACTTGGAACTGAATCAAAAATAATAAGTGGAATTCCTGCTTTAGCAAATTTAATTGCTTTGTTAAATGCATCTTCACCATATTTAGCTCTATAAATTAGCATTTGCTTAGGATGATTTCCAAATACCTTTGCACGTTCTTCATCAAATGTTCCTTCAATAGGAATATCTAAACATAAAGAATGTAATCCACATAAATGATATGCTAATGTAGTTTTACCATGACTTTCTGCACCATAAATTTCTATAACTCTTCCTTCTGGCATTCCTCCACCAATTATTGCATCTAAGTCTTCAATTCCTGTTGTCCATCTATTTATTTTTAAATTAGCAAATTCTGAACCAATTGAATAAATTGAACCTTTACCTTCCTTCTTATTTATTTCATTACATAATTTAATTATCTCTTCTTTATTAGTTTTCATTTATTTTCTCCTTTTAGCTTGAATATATGCTTGTTAATAATCTTAATTACATCATTTATTGCATTGTTGTATAATGCTTCTTGTCCAATATCCAAATCAATGTCGATTTTTTCTTCTTCAATTTCTGCCTTTATCTTTTCAAGTTCTTCAATAGCACCATCTTTTTTACCTCGGTTAAATCCGTCCATGTAATCGTGACAATCAAAACAACTCATTCCCATTTATTCCTCACTTTCTGCCTTATAAGGTAAAGGTAACGGCATCCAAGCAACTATATCGAAACTTTCATCACTACCCGTTATTTGAAAATGTCCATCTATGTATTGAACAAATATGCATCTTTCTCTATGTGCATCCCACCCTATAACACTATTAAGTGATTCTTCGGGCAACCTCTTACTAACAGGAATCCATCTTGTCTGCTCTAATGCTTCTATTGCCATATCAAGTGCTTTATCAAGATGTGCACTACCATTTGAATCATATTCATCTTGGAAAAATTGTATTGCTTTTATTGCTTCTTGATTTATCATTTGTTTTCTCCTTCTAATTCAGAATCTTCTCCAAATAATTCATCAATTGTCATATATTCTCCTTTTAATTCTGCAATATGTTTATCAATAATTTTAATACAATTATCACATACTGGGTATTTGCCATATCCATCTTTTTTGTTTCTTATTTCTACCTTTACATGTTCAAATTCTTCTATTGTAGAGTTATCTTCTGTACAAATACCATTAACTTTCATTGTATCTTTAAAATATATAGTTACTTCTTGACCAATTTGATATTCAGGAACATCAACTTCAATTTTTGCTTTCATTTTATTTCTCCTATTCATTATTTTTAACTATTATTATAATTGCTCCAATTAAAATTAAAATTGCTATAATTATTTTCATTTAACTTCCTCAATAATCCATACTTTATGTTTTCCTTGTCCTTCCCAATTTTTTGCATGTTTATGAGTATCTACAGCAACATCAATTTTAGTAGGGTCAAAACTTCCTGTATCTTGCACAATTCTTATTCCAACATCTTCAATATAAAGTATTGTTCCATAAGGAAACATTTCTAAATCACCAACAGCTACTGATACATCTGCAGTTACTGGAGCACCACTTGCAGTTTTACCTGAACCAGTTCCACAAATATGAGAATATTTTTCTACACAATATGCTGTGCAATTGAATTCTCCTACATAATCATAATGCAAAACTTCTTTATTACTTTCCTCAGCTTTTTCCAGTTTATTTACTACATCAGATAAAGCTTTTTCTGTAGTTTTTAATTCCAAACTTAAATCATAAAATTCATTTTCTTTTGCAGCTAAATCTAATTCAAGTCTTTCATTATCTTCAACTAACATTTCATTTTCTTTTTTAAGTAAAGTATGTTTGTTAGCCTCAATTAAATTAAAAAATAAAACTAATAACCAAAGAAATAACATTATATACGGATATATTTTTTGATATATTCTAGAATTCACCAGAATGCCCTCCTTGAAACTTTATTGTATTATTTAATATTTTATTAAACTCATCATTTGAAATTAAACCACAGTCCTTCTTCTCTTCCAGATTATAATAGCATTGCATATAATATGATTTATTATGCCAACCTTTATACAAATCATTAAGACTTTTAATACATACATTATCTGGTCTATTATTAAAATATTCTCTTGCTTTTGAACTATTTTCACAGAATTTTAAATAAGAATTTTTAGAAATTTTGTAACCTCTTTTTTGCATTTCTTGAATTACTAAATTTGTATATGTATTGAAATGAATCCAAGAATAATCCAATACTTTGTTTACTAAAGCATGATTAGGAGTTCCCTTATTAGCAATATTAGATGCTATTGCACATAATTCTCTCCATTGAGCAACCAATTGTTTTCTTGGTAATACTTTAATTAAATCTTTATGCCATAGTCTCATTTTGTATAGTCTCCTTTCAATTTTATTGTTCCAACAATTTGACCATTATATTCTACAGGTACAATTGTTTCATTACTAAATAAATGATATTGCATTTTTGATAATTGAAATGTTCTACCTGTATTCATTTCATAATAATCATTCTTACCATAAGTTTTTATAATTTCTTCTAATTTCATTATTCTTCACCTTCCCATTCTTTATTACAATCATCCCAAAAATCTAAATCATCTTCTATACCAGCATCTTCAAAATATTTGCATTTTTCATCTTCAAAATTTTTCTGATTAATATCTACTTTTCCTTTCATTGGATTAGTACATAAATCATGTTCCCATCCTTCTTCTTTAGTTCTATTTAACCAACTACATTTTCTACATTTCATTTTTATTCCTCCTTATAATAACAAAGGGAACCAAGCGGTTCCCTATTTAATTTTAATTCTGCTTTGTTAAAGCTTCTTTCATTTCACTAAGATAAAATCCATCAGATTCAAGCTTTACATAACCATAATTATTTAAACTTTCAACTAATCTCTTTTTCTCTCTTCTTTCAAGCTCATTTATATTGTTAAGAGTTCTTTTTGCTGCTTCAATATTTCTAATTTCAGATTTTGTGTAATCAGCTAATCTCTGCAATTCCCACTTATCAGCTTCATACCATTTATAATTCTGCTTAAATTCTTCTACCTGTTCTTCTGCATTTTTAATTTCATTAGCTAAAGTAGTTTTAACTTCTGTCATATCAATTACTTCTACTGAAGCTGCTTTATTTAATTCATCAACCTTAGCAATAATTCTTTCAAGATTTTCAATAAGCTTATCTGTATCAATTTCATCACATCCATTGAATTCATCTGCAAGCTTGTATTCTTCTGTGCTCATCCATTCCTTAGTTGTGAACTGATTATTATTAAGATAATCAACTCTGATTGCTAAGAATGTTTCACCTTTGTATACACATTGTGTAAGAGGTAAACCTTTGTAAGAAAATCCTCTAAATCTTGAACCATCATCTGTAAAGTCTAAATCTTCTCTTACGATGATACCTAATTTGTTAACGTTTGCCTTTGTTAATGATTTGATAGTTGCCATGTTTGTTTCCTCCTTGGAATTTGTTCTTTAATTTACTTTGTTTCGTTTACCTAAACATTTGTTTGATTCTTCATAAAATTTAATGTAGCCTATTTACCATTAAATCCTATTACTTCTTTTCTCTTAGTAGTCTTACCTATTTGAAAAGTTGCTTTCTTGTTTAGTTGTTGATATTATCTTATCACATAATTTCACATTTGTAAATAGTTTTTTTGAAAAAATTTCAATTTTTTTAAAAATTTATTAAGAATCATTTGTTTTCAATACTTTCAACCTCTGCCATAAAGTGAAGAATTGTATTTCTTTACCCTACTTATATAGGTTTTTTTATTAAATTCCAAAGCTCCTTGCTCTTGTAAAATACTAATTACTCTACTAGTAACTGTTCTAGATTTGCATCTATCATAGAAATTATCAAATGAAGTAAATATTCCATTTTTGTTTCTTTCTTCAATTATGAATGTTGCAGCTTTTTCACCTACATTCTTCAATTCAGATAATCCTTGTTGTAAACAATTTTCTCCTTCAACTTTTCTAAGTTTTGTTTTTTCTGAAGAATAATTAACATGAGGTAAGAAAATTACTGAGCCATCTTTTACTGCTTTACTACAAAACTTTGCATATTCATCATCTGATTTTGCATATTTCAATTTACAAAACCAATATTCATTTGGATAATAAATTTTATAAAACATTTCTTCAACACTTATCAAAGAATATCCAACACCATGCCCTTTATTAAAAGTATAAGTAGTCATTCTTTCGAATAATTCTCTTAAGTCTTCTTCTTTTAAACCATTACTTAATCCACCTTGTACAAATTTATTTGAATACATTTCATATTGTTCTTCAAAAAGTTTTAATGCTTTTTCAGATACTCCATGACCTTTTTGCATTTTCATTATTTTATCAGCATCTGACCATTCAAGTTTTCCTATATTAACACATATTTGTTGAACTTGTTCTTGATAAATTATTGTGCCATAAGTTTCTTTTGTATATTCCCAATAATCACTTGTTTTTGCTTCTTCTATATTATATTTATTTTCAGCATACATTTCAGGTTGTTTCATACTTAAAGGTCCTGGTCTATTCATTGATGATGCTGCAACTATATCTTCAAAACAATCACAATTAATTTGTTTTAAAATATCTCTTGCTGTTTGTTTTTCAAATTGAAATACACCATCACAATTTCCTTCTTTAAAATTATTCATTATTTTTTCGTCTTTAACAATTTCATCATAATTACATATTATTCCTGTAGATTTTCTTAAATCACCAATTGATTCCATTGTTCTAAGACCTAAAATATCAAACTTAATTACATTTATTGTTTCAATATCTGATAAATCATAATTAGTAAATACATTTCCTTCTTTATCTACTTTAAATGCAACATAATCTAATAAATTTCCACCAGTAATAGCAACACCTGCAGCATGAGTTCCAATAAATCTAACTTTTTTATAAAGTTTTGAAAAATGAATTAATATATCATTATATTTACTATTTATATTAATTGATTCATTTGAATTTAATAATTTTTTAGAATCAAGAACTCCCATATCATCTATACTTAAATTTATATGATTCTTAATTCTTGCAATTTCTTGTTTATTAATTTTTGCTTGTTCATTATCTATACTTTTATCTGTTGGTAATCCACAAACTTTTGCTAAATCATTCAAAAGATTATCAACTTTGTATAAACCATAAGAACAAATTCTTGCTGCATGTCCTTCATATTTTGTACAAAGATATTCAATTACTTCATGTCTTCTTGATGTTTCAAAATCCAAATCAATATCAGGAAACTTCTTTTTATCTTTTCTTAAGAATCTTCTAAAATCAAGTCTAAATAATAAACTATCAACTTCAGTTATTCCTAATGCATATGCAATTAAACTATTACATACAGAACCTCTTCCTGGTCCTACAACAATTCCTTGTGATTTTGACCAATTGACATAATCTGCAACTATTAAGAAATAATCTTCAAAACCATGATATTCAATTACTTCAAGTTCTTCTTTTACTCTTTTAATATATTCTTTATTCCACTTGCCTCTTTTCTTTAATCCTTCTTTTATATCATTTTTTATTTTAGCATTCGAATCTTTACCAAGTTTAGGAAGTTTCAATTCAAGATTATCTAAGTAATCTTTTTCACATTTATCTTCAATTTCATCTAAAGCTTTAATCATAGATTTGATAAATTTTTTGCATTCTTCTTCTGACTTAAAATCATCTTTATGCATTTTAAAAAATCTTTTTTGCATTTCATTAGGCAATGGCATATATCTTTCACTGTAAGTTTCTTCAATATGTGATATATCATGACCAGCTACTTCATGCATTTTAATATATGTATCTAATTCATCTTTTCTGCCTCTATGAGAATCAGAAGTTAAAATACATTTAATTCCTAATTTGTTTGCAAGTTTCCAAGCTTCTTTATTTACTTTTTCCTGCATTCCTTTTTCAGAAACTTTATATGGCTGAATTTCAACATAAAAATCATCATTAAATATAGATTTCATTTTCTTTAAAAACTTTTCAGCTTTTTCATATTCTTCTTTAAGAATACATTGTGCTAAATATCCAGCTACACATGCTGAAGAACAAATCAATCCTTCATGATATTTTTCAAGTAAATCAAATGTCCAAATAGGATTATAATATTTTTGTTTTTCACCTTCAAATTGAATCCTATTAAGATTACCATAACCAACTAAATTTTTAGCAATTAGAATTAAATGATAACCTCTTGTTTGTTCTTTATATACTGGAAGAAAATATCCTTCAACACCAAGAATTGCTTTCATATCTAATTCTTTACAAGCAACATAAGTTTGTATAAGACCATTTGTATTTCCATGATTAGTTGTACTTAATGATTCATAACCATATGACTTTGCTAATTCAGCTAATTCCTTAGCTTTTCCAAAACCATCAAAAGTTGAATATTCATCATGTCTGTGCAAATCAAACACTTTTTATTCCTCCAATAAAATTTTCTTTTATTTTTTGTTTCATTTTATTTTCATTTGAAAAATCTTTTATACATTTTAATTTATTCATTTTTTGAATTAAATCATTATAATCAAAATTTTTAATAATTTCATTTATGTTTTTATTATAATTTATTATTAAATTATTTGAAATAAAATAATCATATAATTCAATATAATTTTCTTTAAGTATTTCTAAATTACAATCATTTAATATAAAAGGTATACAATTATTTGATATACATTCTAATAATCTAGAAAAACTAAAAGCTGTTTTATCATTACTTGGTGCAACTAAAGAATATTTACTTCTTTTTATTATTTCAAAATATTCTTTTTGATTTATAAGATTATTTCTTCCTGTAAATCTATCTTTACAAAAGATTAATATTTTATCATTTTCTTCAATATAATTATTTACAAAATCAGATAAATATTTTCTTTCAGTAGTTGGAGATGCTGTGTAACCAAAACAAAAATCAATATCTTTTTCTTTTTTGTCTATATTTTTAAAACAAAAATACTCAAATAGATTAATGGATTTTTGTTCTAGATGATTGTAAGCATTGAAGTATATATATTTTATATCTTTTGTCTTTAGTTGCTTTAAATCGCTCAATTTAGATATTTTAGGGTCATATAAATAATTGGCAATTATAAAATTATTTCTATTTTTTATCAAATTATATAAATCATAATATATTCCTTCTTTATTATCAATATCATTTTCAATATCAGTAATGGATTTCATTCTTCCACCAAAAACAAATAATACATCAAAATATATATCATTTATTTTATTATTAAAAGAAATATTATTCTTTTCAAAATATTCTTTTTGTTCATTATTAAGATATTTGAATTCAACAATATTGTCTTCTGAAAGAATTTCTAATAATTTAAAATATTGTTCTTGATTTGTTAAAGCTTCAACTAATAAAGGCTCCATAAAAACTGATAATATTTTCATATTATTCACCATCTTTCTATCATTTCTTTTTCATCAGGTAATAATAACTCAGGTTCTTCATTATAGATTCTTTTTAGTTCTTTATACCAGGATAATTTAGTATAATCAAATAAACAATTATCAGTTGCTTTTGTTACATATTCATTTGCATCTTTGTATCTTTTAAATGAATTTCCAAACAAAGCATCACAACACATACTAACTTTTCTATTTGCTCCTAATACATCACATTGATTTAACAAATAATAATAAATCATTTTATCTAATGAATCCATTTCATTATCATTATTTATTTTTTCTCTTAAATTTTTAATTAATAATCTAAATGAATAATTTATTTCATCATGAGTATTATCATCCAATCTCATTCCACAATCACTAACAAATTTTGTTAATTTGAAAGAAGCTGAAATATCAGAAGTTTGACCATGAATTAATAAATATCTTGCATCTTGATAAGGAATATTAGTAGTCTCTTTATTTTCATTTCCTTTAGTCATATCATCATATAATTTTTGACTTTCTTCAATTAGTTTTTTAGCTCTATCATAATATTCAGATTCAACAATACTTAAAGGAATTAAAACATTATGATTTACAGATTGTGGCATTTGAGATTCACTATTAAATAACCACTCTCTTTGTCTTGTAACTTGAGCAAGATTTACTCTACTTATTCCTTTAAAAATAACTTGAACTAATATTGTCTCTAAAGGAGTGGGATTCAATCTTCTTTCCAAAGAATCTTTAATAAAAGTTTTTATAGTTTCATTTTCTTCTGAATATTCTATATCATGTAAAGATATCCATGTTTGTTTTAACATATCCCAAACTATTTTTGCAGGATGTTTTGTATAACTTATTATTTCTACATTTATTCCTTTGTAACCATCTTGATATCCTTTTTTATTAATCATTTTGCTCCTCCTTAAGAATATTAAATAATTTATTTTTTAATGCTTCAATTCTTTCTTTTGATGATTCAAATATTTCAGTCATTTCAGAATTTTTATTTCCTAAAATTATTTCATTCAAAGTATATTGTTTAACACTATATGTATCAGCTAATTTTAGAATTGTTTCTTCTTTTTCATTTTTATTGAATAAAATATTTTTGTATTCATTCCAATGATTATTATAATAATCTTCTTCTAAATTTTTTAAAATTTCTTTTATTTTCGGATTATTTAATTTTACATCATAAGGAATATCACTTGTTTCTATTTCAACTATATCATGAAGTATAGCTTTAACTAATATTTCATATTTTTCTTCTACAGTTAAATTTAATTCTTTTATAATTTTTAAACAAAATAAAGAAACAAAATATGAATGTTGAGAAACATCTTCATCAGTTATTCTCATTCTTGTATTATATCTGATTAATCTTTTTAATGAATAATCTTTAAGTATATCTTTATCAGAAAAATCATTCAATATATCCTTCATAATTGTTTCCTTCTTTTATTATATTTGAAAAATTATCCATATCTTCATAATTAGTTATAACAGCATCAGCTGATTTTGCCAACATTAAATTAAATTGTCCACCATTTAATGTTTCACAATAATAAACTATTTTTATTTCTTTCTCTTTGCTTATATTTAATCCATTAGCATATCCACATTCCCATATTGTTCCCATGTCTTTACCATCTGTTACACCAAACAATATATCACATGTTTCAATATTTTTTATGTTATCAGAAAATGCCTTTTCTTGTTCTTCATTAGTTGCATCTTTAGATAAGAATATATTTTCCTTTGGACTAAATACATCATATCCTAAGTCTCTTAATTTCTTTTTTAATCTTTCTTCTCTTTCAACTTGTTCTTCATTAAAAAATGGGCTTGCAAAATATATTTTTTCCATTATTTTCCCTCCTTATTTATAATTGATTTTGAAAATATAATCGCTTCATTCATTGTATTATAATTACATCTAAATTTATTTTCAATTTTGCTTTCTTTAAATAAATTATAAAATAATTCATCATATTTTTTTAAATCTTTTCCATGCTGTTTTGAACTTTCATTTATATCAGTCGGAACAACATAAATTAATATTACATCATTTATATTTTTGATTTCATTTTCAATTAATGATAAATTTTTAGCTGATTCTCTTGGATTATAATTTCTTTCTATGTTTCCATAAACATAATCAGTCATGTATAATCTATCAAATATAATATTAGATTTTGTTTCATTTAGAATTCGAAGATTACTTAAAATTTTATCAGTTTCTTCTGTATTATTCATTTTATTATATTCAATTAAGCCTTTATACTTATGAATTGGAATTCCAAGTTCTTCACTTAATTTTTTACATAAAGTAGTTTTTCCAACTCTATCAATTCCTTCTACAATTATAATCATTTTTGCCTCCTTTTAGAAGAAAAAGGGTGGAATAAATCCACCCTATTAAATTGTTTACCTGATATACATATCATAAAGAATATCTTTATAACTTCCACTATGCTGAAGTGGATTATTATGAACATCATATTCTTTAAACCTATCAAAATTAGTTATAAGGTTCTTAATTGAATAAGAAAAATCTTTATATTCATTTTCTTTTCTTTCTTTAAGTTCTTTAAGCAATTTCATAGCAAATTCATTATTAATAATTTCATCTGCTTTTTCCATTACTTTAACTACTACTTCATGTGTGTAACCATTCAACCAATTTGCAAAAAGTTCTACGATTTCATTCTGTTCATCAAAGCTTAATTCTTCAAATTTCTTCATGTTATTTTCCTCCTTAGATTTTATTTATACTTGGGTAATGATTTAATTTTTTCAATTACGTACTTTGTATCACAAGGTAATGCTTGTCCATGAGATATACACCATGCGCTTTTACTTCTTTTTAATGCTAACATCATGTACTGCATGTCTCTTGAGTTTTCAAATATTCTTCCTTCAACTAACTCATCAAAGCAGCTAGGACATAATTCTGAAATATCTAAATCATAATTCTTTTCTGTGATAAATACTTTAACTTCTCTCATTTTGTTTCCTCCTAGAAAATTGTTTATTTGTTATTTGATGATTCTATCTTATCACATAAAAACTGATTTGTAAATAGTTTTTTTCAAAAAAATTTAAAATTTTATTCAAATCTTTTGAAATTTTCATCAATTTTATTGCAAATAGAGGATTCTAAGTCTTTCGAAGACATACCAGAATATATTGCAATATTCATTAAAACTATGAAACAATCTGCAATTTCTTCCTTTTTATTTTCAATATCAAGCTTTTCATTTCTAAAGTTTTTCCATCTTTTATCTGCACTTAAAACTTCACCAATTTCAGAAATTAATTGCTGAATATGATAACTACAAACATGAATATTATCTTCAGGAATATTATTGACAGGAAACTCATAAGGATGCAATTCATTTATCTTCTTTTGAAATTCAATTTGCTTTTTGTAAATTCCTTCAAAAGTTTTAATATCATCCATTATTCATCCTCCCACTCATCATCATCTTCTTCTGACTTATCATCTTCATCCCAAGGTGCTTCATCATCATCTTCTTCATCATCCCAGTCATCATGAGCTTTATCATCTTCTTCCAAAAGATTAATGTAATATTTCTCATTCTTTTTAGGAAGTGCTTCAATATCACGTTCTTTGCAAAGTTTAAATAATTCTTTTGCAGACATATCATTATATTTAGTTAACTGAAGGTCATCATCTTCATCCCAGTCATCATTGTCATTTGCTTTATTTGAATCATATTCTTCAAGAAGTTCAATGTAATATTTCTGCTTCATCTTAGGTTCAGCTTCAATTCCTCTTTCTTCACAAAGATTATAAAGTTCTTTAGCTGACATTTCAGAATAATCCATCTCTTCTTCATCATTAGAATCTTTACCAAACTTCTCAGATTTATCATCAGGAAAAGCTTTATCAAGCAACTTCATAAAAGCTGATTTTGAAAAAGGTTTTGCCTTTTCATTTCTAAATTTATTTTTATCCATAGGAATAACAGAATATGTTGTGTTCTGACCTTTTCCATTTCTTTGAATAACATAATCTCTATCAAGTAATGTTCCATAGTTTTCATACATTGAAGCTATAGCAGCAATAGGTGTGCAGTTATTCATAGGGTACATAAAGATTTTAACTTCTTTAGCTTCATAATCCCATACTGACCAAGCATACTGATTTCTAGTTCTGATGCCTTCTTCACCACAATAAGGACAAGTCTTACCAAAGAATTCTTTGCAAGGAACATTAATTCCTAATTCAAATGAATCATGAAAAGGAATTTCAAATCCATCCTGCATATCCTGTAAAAATCTGATTCTAACTTTAGAACCATCTCTTACATACAGAAATTTTCCTTTGTTCTGACCTGACTTCTTAGCATCTTCTCTAATGTTTTCTAATAAACCCATTTTTTTATTCTCCTTTGACTTTTATTTTTTAATGCGTATCATACTCTCCTATCTCTGTTCCTGATACACTACCTTCTCTGCAACCGTAGCGTCAAGGATAGTACCCTTTGATTTTTGCATATTTTAAAATATTATTGTCTTATTTGTTTTAAAGTTTCTTTATACATTTTTGCAAATTGAGCTTCAGTACTTTCACCAATATCTTTAATTCCTTTTAGATACTTGAAACGATAAACATTATCAAAAATACTCATTAAATATTTAGTACCTTTTCTTCCGCATTCATCGTTATCTAAAGCACTTATAATGAATTTGATATTTGACTTCCGTATCTTTTCCTCTTGCTCTTTACTCATTTTCCAGCCTAATATCGCAACTACATTATTGACACCATATTGTACAAATTTTAATCTATCCATGTAGCCTTCTACTATGAACAATATTTCTACATTTTGATAATCACCAACTAAAGTTGTTGCTCTACTAAAGCCTTCATTGTAAAGATATTTTCGTTTCTTTTCAACTTCTTTATCAGTTGTTCTACATACCCAACCTTTAAATTCACCATTGTCTAACATTGGGAAAATTATTGGATATGATTTATTATATGTTATTTTAGCTTTGCATTTATTTAAAGTCTGAGGTGTAAAGCCTCTATTTAACATATATTTCTTAGTTGATATAACTTCGATGTCATCCTGGGTCATCCAGTTAATTCTAGATAAGCCATAATAATAATCATAAGCTATATCATACAATTCACTATTGGCTTTTTTAGGTTTTAAACTTCTATGTGAAAAATCTAACTTATTTACTTTATCAGATTTAAGAATCTTAAGATATTTCAAAAAGCTTTTCATTTCACTAAGTTTTGGATTTAATAATGAAACAAATTTAATTGCATCACCTGATAATCCACAACCAAAACAATACCAATTTCCTTCTGATAAATCTACTATCATTGAAGGATTAACATCTTCATGAAAAGGACAAACTATTTTATAAATATTAGATGAAATATCTGGAATATAACCATAGTAACTTAATACCTTAGCTAATTCTTCACCACCACATTTAAAAGTAAATGGTTGATTAACTTCGATTTTATTCATCAGATTCTTCCAATTCTGTCTCAGTTAATTTAATATAACTAGACGTAACAGAAACTGAATAACATCCTTCCAAGTCATCTAATGAAATATCACCAAGTTCACTTAATTGGTTTAGTTTGTTTTTATTTACTTGCTTTTCACAATGAATAAATTCTTTAAAGGCTTTTGGATTAGCACCTAATGATTTAAGATAATTTACTAATCCATCATAATCAGAAATTATATAAGTTTTATCAACAAATTCATTGAATACTTCTTTATCGACTATTTGTTCTATCATATCAACATTAAAATCGATTTTTTTATTTTCAACAAATGTTGCTTTTAACTTACGATTTGATTGAGTAAAATCATAAGACTTTTCATTTTTCTTACCTAAGATTTTTATTATATTTTCTTCATACATTTTTTTCTTAGTCTTATATTCTTCCTGATGAGTCTTTTCATCATCATTAAGTTTTTTCAAACTAAGAATTATTTGTTCCAATTTGTTCATTGTTAGAGCCTCCTTTTGAAGACATTATATTATTAAAATTTTCAACTATCTTTTTCTGACTTTCTTTTAACAATCTGAGAATTTCTTTAGGCCATTTCTTATTATCTTCAGTTGTCACCCAAAGAATATCTGAATAAGTTATATAAAATGTCTTTCCAGATTTAATCTGAACAACCATTTTCTGATTGTCAACATCATTCTTAATAATCTTACCAGACCTAACTAAATCTCTTTTATCCTTGAAAGCTACAATGTCTTCAATTTTGGCTTTTCCAATGTACAACATTTTATCGGAAAATTCTTTGGCCAAACAATCTTCTTTTTCTTCACCTGAAGTATTAATAATGCTTTCAATTAATTCATCTTTTGTAAGATGCTTTTTGCCCTTATATCTGGACAAACCTAATTCCTTTGCTTTTGAGTCCAACTCTTTTACTGTTAAATTTTTCAATTCTTCTCGTGACATTTCCTAATGTCCTCCTTTTTAAATAATTTGTTATGCCTTATGGCAACTGGACTGGTTGGATTTGAACCAACGAATACAAGAATCAAAATCTTGTGCCTTTCCAAACTTGGCTACAGTCCAAAACTATTAAATAAGATTTTTAATTTTCTTTGTAGTTTCAAATCCTGATATACCACAGAACATTTCAACCAATTCATAATCAACATTTTCAAAAACTGAAACATCAAATTTAGAATCATCTCTTTTGTCAACTAAGAACGAATAATTCTTGCCTTCAACTACTAACGTTTTCTGATGATTTTTGATTCTACAATTAAAACCTTTATTTACTAATTCTTCTTTGATTTCTTTTAATGTATTAAATAACATTTTAGGACCTCCTCTTTATTTATCTTATTACTTCATTCCATACATAATCAAAATATTCAGCTTTTACTTTCATGGGTGTTTCAATTATTTCACCACAATCCCAACCTTTTTCAACATATTCTTTTCTGATTTCTTCCAACTTTTCTTTATTAGCACATCTAGTAATTGAAAGTGTTCTATAAGGAAGAGGTGAATATTTTCCATACTGATAAACTTTAACATTCTTTGCCATTGACTTGTCCTCCTAAACATTTGTTAAATTAGTTACTGTTTTTACATTAAATCCCTTATCCTGAAGTTCTAAGTATTTAAGATTTCCTCTTTCTTTATTAGTAATAATTCCACCTTTTTGAATTGCAAATTCATTACCTTCAAGACCTTGCATATATTTCCAATTTCCATTCACTTTAGTTTGTCTTCTAATTATAGGATTATGATGTGAATTGAAAGGGTCTTTGAAGAATAAAAATCTTTCTGTATTACTTGCATTTGAAAGAATAGTTACTTTAGTTTCTTCTTCAATTCTTTTAATATCATCGTAATGTAACATTTTGTTTTCCTCCTTGGAATTTATTATTTGTTTTACTGTAATTACATTATATCACTTTAAAATGTATTTGTAAATAGTTTTTTAAAAATTTTTTAAAGTTGCTCTAAACCATTTCTAGACCACACTATTCTGATTCTACATGAGAATAAACAATATTTGTTGTATGTAAAATATCATTACCAAAATGTTCAATAAAACTTGCTAATCTTTCCTCATCTTCTACATCAAAATAAATATCATAACTGAAACAAAAAGCATGCACTAACTCATGACACAAAACAGAATATAACAAACCATTATCAAGTTCTTTATTCAAATAAATTATTTTCACATTATTATCTGTCATTCCTAAATGTGATTTTCCATATATGTCTTTAAGTTCACCAGATGACCCAGGAATGAATTTAATTTTCCAAGCTATATTATTTATTATAATTTGCATAATAATAAAATAGGGGCTCAATGAAGAACCCCTACATACCTCCTAAGTAATTTATTACATGTTAATTATTTTATTAAGTTTTGTTTTCCACATTTGCTTTTCTTCAGGACTCATATCTTGAACTTCTTCTTTAAACATTCCATACAAGTCATCCATGTGGTCTTCAATCATTTTCATTCTCTTAGGGTCATTCTGATTAAGAGCAGATTTCTTTTCCATATAGTCATCATGAGAATAACCATAACGACTACTTCTCATAGGTGAACTTGACATTCCTCTTTGGCCACCACCATAAGCACCATTAGAGTAACCCATTCTTCCTGATTCATAATCCATCATTCTAGAATCCATCATTCTTTGGTCATAACCTCTTTGATTTCTCATTCCATCATAACCACGTCTTGAAGTGAATCTACCCATAGAATCTCTTCCTCTTGGATAACCCATTCTATCTTCATCAGGACCAGACCAGTCATAATCCTCTCCATACTCAGAATTTTCCATTGCCTCAACTATTGACTTGTAATAACAACTTTGCCATTTATTCTTTTCTGCTTCTGTCAAGTCTTTTATCATGTCAACTACTTCACCAAATTCTTTTGTATTGACACTATCAGTTCCTTTGGCTAATTCAGTTGATGCAGCTTCAGAAACATCTTCTAACATATCATGAATTCTATAAGCATCCATTTTATTTTCCTCCCTTACTTGATGATGAATTATTTGTTACTGTTGTAGGTGCAGTTCCATCAATTGCTTGAAGGTCATTGTTAGGACTACAACATAACTTACCCATTAATCTAAATGCACCTGATGTAGGAGTAGTTACAACCTTTGTACTATACCTTGTTCTTGTTCTAATTCTACATGCAGTTGCTTGAGAACAATCACATTTATCTAAAGGATAAAGTTCAGTTCCATCACCAATTTGAATAAATACAGGTGCATTAATAGTTGTTGCTTCAGGAATACTTTGTGCTACTACAATACAATATTTTTCACCATCGTCATAACTTCCAGCAGGAATTGTTATTATTAAGTTAGGTGCAGTAAAAGTAACAGCTGTACTTATTATAAGTCTTTTACATAATTTACAAACTGTAGGACAAGCCATATTCTTTCCTCCTTTAAAAATACTAATGGGCAGATACTACTTACAATAATACCCACCCATTAGAAAAATCAAACCTTATCGGTGAGTTTATTCAATTTTTCAATAATGATTTCTTGATTCTTTAAAATTCTTTCTAAATAATTTTTATCTTGCACTTGCAATTCATTCATTATATCATCATTGTCTGATTGATATTTTTGCTCTTCCATTATTTGAAGTTGTAAAATTATAGAAAGTATTGTTAGTAAATCTAACAAAGAATCATTATTGTTTTGCATTAGCCATTACAACCGCAGCATCCATTCATACCAAGTCCATAAGAACTAGTATAAGGATTGCATGTAATATATGCAGGCTTAGCACAAGGTCTAAGCTCATTTACTAAGTAATTGTTCTGAGCTTCTTGTGATGCACGAAGTCTAAGTTCCTGATTTTCCTGCTGCAATGTACTAATCTTATCTTGAATCATGAAGTCAAGAATTGCCTTTGTGTTGCCATTAGCATTTTCTGTAATATCTCTTGCAGCATTAGCAATGCTATTCTGAATTGCACAAGTATCTGTTGCTTGATTATATGCAATTTGAGCAAAATTAGATTTCATATCACAGCAACATCCTTGAATTGCATTTTGAATAGCATAACTATTTTGCATATTAGCAATCATATTCTGAGTTGCTGCATTTCTTGTTTGATAACCATCATTTACAATTGCAAGATTAATAGCATCTACACCTGTAGCTAATTGGTTAGAAAGATTATCAAGTCTATCAGTAAAGTTTACATTCTGAAGTGCAAATCCATCAGAAATACTTTGCTGAATTCCTCTAACACCATTATTCAAATCTTGGAAGTTCATATCCTGGCAAAGTTCTCCTCTAGTTAAAGCAGAATTTAAGTTGCCATTTCCAACAAAACCAAAACCATTACCCCAACCTCCAAATAAAGCAAGGATAACTACAATCCAAATAATGGAAGCTAATCCATCACCACCGAAGAAGCCACCATTGTTGCCATACATAGGTGCTACTGGCATTGTAAAACCACTGTCATTAAACATAACTTTTCCTCCTATAAAATTTATACTAAATTCATGGCCATTGAATATTAGTTACATACCAAACTTTGATTTTATTTCATCATATAATTTATCAGCATCTTGTCCTTTTTCTTTTGCTAAATTTCTAGCCATTTCTTCTATCCCTTTAGCATCATTATTTTTCATCATGCTCAATAAATTTTTTGCCATTGGATTATTACCCAACATTTTGTTTATTATTTGCTGAGGATTTGAATTTAATAATTGAAGTATATTCATTTGATTATTCATAACTACTCCTTCTTAGATGCAGGCTTTATTAAACCTTTTTCTAACTTAGCTATTCTATCATCAATTAAATTTAATTTTTCAATTATATCATCTTCTATTTTTCTTTTATTTTCTTCTTCCTGTTGAGCATTTAATTTTACATAAGTATTGATTTCTGTTCTGCCATCTTGAAGCCATCTTTTAGAATAAACTTCACTTCCATCTGCTTTAGGAAAATAATAATTATTTCCATCAATCGGTATATCTGTAGCTTTCACCATTTCTATACCATCAACTATCTTACCTGTTGATAACTGATTCAAAGGTAATTGTTGTTGCATGGATTGCTGTAATGGTTGTTGCATTTGTTGAAAATAATTCATGTACTGTTGCTGAGGATTCATAAGATTATAAGGGGTTGGATAAGGCATAAAATCATCTCCTATTCTTTTTCTTGATTTTTAATAGTTTCTAATAAATCATCTAAGAAACTTGTTTTACTATCATCTTCACTTTGTTCATTTGGAATTTTCTTTGCTGAAATAATTGAGTTAGTTAATGTATGAGCATCTTTTAAAGATAAATCAGAAATGATATTGATAAAGTTATCTTTTGCTTTAATTAGATACATTTCTCACCTCCTTATTTTTATAAATATATTTTATCAAAAATTAAGATAAGAAATGATATAGAATATTTACGAAAATTATACTAAAAATATACAACAAAAAAAGAAAGCTTACTATAGATTTTATTCTACAATAAACTTTCCAATTTATTTAAAATTCTTTTATGCATTTTACAAATTCCTTGAACACTATAACCTAATTCATCAGCTATATATTCAATTGATTTTCCTTCAACATAATAAAGTATCATCATTTTCTTTTCATTTTCAGTTAGAATTATTTCATCTAACAGATTATAAAAATCAACTTTTCTATTGATACTTTTTACTTTATGTTTTATATCAATGTGTTTACTCATATTATATAAATCTTCCACAGGCTGGGCATCTGTTAGGATTTCCTTTTGAAACTTTTGTTTTACTTGAATTTTTAGAAGTTTTAACTTTAGTAGTTCCTTTGGTAACTTTTATTGTTTGCCTTCCTCTTGACATATTCATTCTCCTCTATTGTCATTATGAATTGCATCGTCTTTATAAACATCACCATTATTAAATTCAATTCCTTCTCCTTCAGCTTCTTGGTTATATTCATAAGTTTCATATTGTCCTTGAACAACATCAAATTGTGATTCATAAATGAAGAAGCTTATGACCATAGCAATTAATAAAACAGTGTAACAAATTATTGTTGTTACAAATAATTTGATTAAATTTTTATTTGAAGCTTTTTGATTTTTTACCATTTCCAATAAAAGCTTATTTGTTATTTCCATATTTTCCATTGCTTTGTCATTAAATTCTTGTCTCATTTATTTACTCCTAATTGTTTAAATACCATTTTCATTTCTGTTTGTAATTGTGTTATTGCTTGAGTATGAGAATCAATAATGGCATCTACCTCTTTATTCTTTTCTTTCATATCCTTTTTAATTTCTTCCGTGTTTTGTACACATTGTTCAACTTTAGCTAGAACCATTCCATCTTGTTTTGCTTTTGTTAATTGTGCTGATACAAATGTAGCTACACCTATAGCACAACCAATTATACCAACTACACAACCAATAATTGAAATAGCATTCATTGCTCTCCTTCCTTAAATTAAAATAGCCTATATTTTCTATAAGCTATTTTATCTAATATTCAATTATTTTATTTTGTAATAGTTTCCTATTTTACATTTTGATTTTGTGCAATCCCAAATATCATAATTCTTACCATCTTTAACAACAGTTACATGACCAGGCATATTGATTACATATGTCCCTTTTGGAAACTCTTTAATAAATTCCTTTAATGTATATTTTGTGTTGTCATAATGTCTTAGCATTGGCTCTTTTGCAATCCCATATTTCTTAAAGACTAAATCAAGTCTATCAAGTGGGTCAAATCCTGTTTTGCATTGAATTTCTGCTACCTCCATAACTATGTCATTATAAGGTTTTCCTAATGCAAATGATACAGCTCTTAATACACAATCAGTTGTTATTCTATTGTGTGGATTTTGATTATGATACTTAAAGATTTCAGTATCTGGATATTTGTTCTGCCTACTAGCCATTTTTAATTCCTCCTTAGATTTTATTATTTGTTATATTTTGGCGGGTTATAATTTACGATGTAAACCATATCACCTGTATCTTCATCTTCTGTTTTGATTAGTTCGGCATCTGCCCCGTCATAATTTATTGCTTTCATAAAGTTCTGTGCTTCTTCTTCACTGTAAAAATATTCTTGACACTTCATATTGTTTTCCTCCTTGGATGTTGTTTGTTTAATTATGATTACATTATAAACCATTATTTTTGATTTGTAAATAGTTTTTTTGATTTTTCTTCAAAATATTACAAATATTATACTTCTGGAACATAAATTCTAATAGAATCGCCACCTACACCAGCAGTTTTAGCAAATCCTATTGCTTTTCCACCAGTATATGATTTTACATAATTTTTATCGGGAACATGTTCAAATTCATTATCCTGAATTTTTAATTTGATAAAACCAATTTCACTAACTATCTTAGCATCTGTTGAATCAGCAATAGTGAATTTTACATTTGTATATTTAAGAGTGTTTGCTACTTCTATTTTTTCAGAAATTGAATAAGTATCTTCATTCTCATCATAAGTTAAAATTACACCTTCTCTTTTTGCTGAAGTATAAGCAGGACTAACACAACCACAAATTGCTAATTGATTTTCATTTAATAAGGAAATTGTAACTGCTATTGAACTTGAATGAAATGTTCCAAAAATTGTAGATAAATCTAAATCAAGGAATGTAGCAATTGTATCATTAACTGAATCATATTTTATTAAGTAAAGTTTAAATCTATCTCCTGAACTTTGTGAAGTATAATTCAGAAAAGCAAATAAATTTTCATTTATATCTATTCTTCTTGTTGCTGTTGCAAAACTAACATAAGAAATATTTGAAAAATTATAGCTGCTATCAAAACTTACTAAATTTATTCCAGGACTAGAAGAACTAGAACTAAATGTTCCAAAAATCATTAATTTATTATTAGCAACTTTTTTTACACTATCAGCATAAGTTGTGCCATAAGAACCTAATGAAAAGGTTGTGTAATTTACATAAGTAATTGCAGAATCAGAAAATGAAAAAATATAAACTTTCATATTATGGTTGCTTGAACCTGATTGCTGTACAAATCCTCCAAAATGAGAACTATCTAATACACATAAAGCTGTAGGATTAGGTGAAGCCCCATAAGATAGTTGCTGAACAATTGAAATTTCATCATTGGAAAATTCAATATAATAATATTTGTAATTAGAAAAAATTATCACATGACTATTATCAGCTAAACACATAATAGCACCTGAACCACTTTCATTAATTACAATATTGTCAACTCTTTCTTGTGTACTCTTTTTCCATAATTCCAAATAAGCTTGTGAATTTTTTGCAATCAAAAGAATTTTGTATATAGAAGTTTCCAACTCATCAATTACAGAAATATTGTAATCACTAGTTGCAGTTTCTGCATAGTCAACTCTATACTCAACAAAATCGCCAACACTTATTGAATCATTTGCTTCTACAGTTGCGGTAATTAATTGACCATTTATTATTGGTTCTTTTCTTGGTGTAATATTTGTTCTACCTCTCATATTAGCTCACCTCATTTACTCTTACTCTTATCATACCTCTGATAGTTCCTTCTGGTTGTTTAGCTGCAGTTAATGTAATATAGCCATTAGAACTATCAACAACTATTTGAGCTTCCTCTGCATTATTTATTGTTGCTGCTGTAAAATAAACATCAATTAAACTTGTAGCTTTTACTTTTGAATCTTGAATTGTGCAAACTTTATTTGTAAACACAAATTCTTGTTCTTGGATTATATAATCATTGTAAACATAATCTTCAATAATTGCTCTGTCATCAGCTAAAGCATCTTCAACAGCTTCTTGATAATTTTCTACATTCTGATTCAATTGTGTAAATTCCATTTGAAGTCTTATTGCTAAGTCTCCAGTTACTTGGTCTTTTACTTCATCAAACCATTCATCAAATAAAGCTTGATATTGAGCAAATAAATCAGCTGTTGTTTCAATTTCCATAAGACCTTTTACAAGACCACAAACAGTTTCATCAATTCTTGTATCAGTAATATTTGAACCAGAAATTGTAACTGCATTAGGAGCAACTACTACCTCAGCTATTTTTAAATCATAAATTGTTTCACCTCTTACAAGTTCTGTGTTACCTGTTGTAACAATTCCTGTTATTTCTCTATTTGTATCATTGTATCTTAACATTACTCCATCAGTTCTTGATAATCCTGATGTGTTAGAAGATAATTCAATCACTTTATTTGTTTCATTATGATACCAAGCACCTTTAATAAATGCCCAACCAGGAGTAATGATGATTGAAAGACCAGTTCCAGGAATTACTTTACATTGATTTGTAGGTGAACCAAAAACACCATTGCCAATAAATAAAGCAAAGTAATCTAAAAACTGTTTTGCAGTGTAGCTTTTATCCCACCAACCTGTTTGTTCTTGAGTGATAGGATTTTCTAAGCTATCATCCCACACTGATTGAAAAAATCCACTTGTTTCTGCCATAGCTTCCTCCTTAAGAATTTAATAATGAATTCCAAGTCTTTGGACCAACACATCCATCAACAACTAATTTGTGGTCCTTTTGATATTGTCTTACTGCCTTATCACATCCAGGACCAAATATTCCATCTATTCCTTTAGGGTCATATTTCTTTTGTACTAAAATAGTTTGTAATTTAGTAACATAAGCTCCTTTGCTTCCTTTTCTAAGAATAGGGTATTTACTAATATCTATCTTAGAATCACCAGAAGGCTCAGGATTGATTTTATTTTCATTATCCATATATTTTATATATGGAATCTTTCCATGTCCTTCCCACCTTCTAGAATTCAATCCTGATATGGGACCTATATTAGCAACAGCAGTAATTTGAACTTTATTTTGCCAAGAAGCTGTACATTCAATTGCTTTACCATTTCCAATATAAACACCAACATGACCTTTCATCCAAAGAAGTTCACCTATTTGAATTTGACTAAAGCTTTTTGATTTATCTAAAGCCATATTCCAATAGTCCTGGTCATTTCCTTCAGCTACTCCATTTGATTTATATTTAGTGTTAGGAAAGCCCCATAAAACTCCTTTGATTAATCCAACACAATCAAATAATCTTGTATCATCAGGAAGAGCTTTTAAATTCTTTACTCTTGAATCATTATACCACTTAGGATATTGCTGCCTCTTTTGGTCTATAAATGAAGGTGTAGCACATTGACCAAAAGTTCCTTTTGCATAATATGTTTTATATTTTTCCCTAACCTTTAAAAGTCTATCAACAAATTCTTGATTAGTCATTATTTGAGCCATTTAATTTTCCTCCAAATATTTGTAATATAGTTTGCTTTACTTTATCATATCCAAGCATTGCAACTAACCAACTAAAAATAGCAATTATTATAAACCAAATAACATAAGCAGTATCTATTTGAACATTGAATAATAGTGGATAAAATACACCAACTAAAATTGAAAGAACAATTGATACAATGCTTGATAATAAATTTGAACCAATTTTCTTTTTGAATTCTCCAAGCAATTTTTTTATTGCTTGAACAAATAAACCTGTTAATAAAGAAATTCCAAATAAGAAAAATAAAAATATTTGAACTGTCATAATAAATACCTCCTAATAATTCAATGTTATATTTTGCATATAAGCTTTTAATGTTTGCGTTCCTACAAATGAATTTATTAATAATTTTATTCTTAAATATGTTGCACCATTACTTATCGCATTTGTTATTTGCTGCTGTGTTATTATATTATCAGAATTTTTATTTAAAGTAATGGCTGTGCCAATAGATTGATTTTCACTAAATGAATTTGTAAAAGCTGCTGTAGCTTGCAAAAATGTTTTCGTTCCTTCAGTAAAACTTATTACACAACTTCCTGTAGTAACACTTTTTAAATTTGTTAAAGGAATATAAATACAATTTATTGCATTAGCAACTTTTGAACTTTGTGTAGATGGATTCATATCCATTATTACTTGTAAAGCTGGTAAAGTAATACTTGATATTCCACTCTCACCTGTGCCTGTTACTTTTTCACCAGTTGCAATATAAGCAGTTTTACCAGAAGCTATATCATTTGCTGTCGCTGTTGCATCTGTTAAATCAATTATCGTTTCATTTCCAAATTTTACCTGATTTACTGCCATATAATCACCTCATTACGTAGGGGCTACAGTTCCAATTGTTACAGTAGTTCCACCTTGAGCATTAGGAGTTTCTGTATAAGCAATTGCTGCAATATTTACTTGGCTTAAATAATCATAACCAGAATCAGGTAAAATTGTTTGAGCTGTTGTATAAGGAGTAGCTGATTTAGTTTGAGCAGTTATTGATTCTCCAGTATAAGTTCCCAATTCCCCAAGAATTTCTACACCAGCTTTAATATTTTCAGGAATAATTTTTGCTTGTTCTGTTGTATCAATTTTTACTTTTCCTGAGCCATCATGATAACCATTTTGTACAGTGTATTCTTGAGACTTAGTAGAAATAACTCCAGCAATAGCACCTCTATTAGGCATTGAACCTGTAAGTTTATTACTATTTACATATGCAATTTTATTACTTAAAATTTCAGCTGTTGTTGCATTAGCATCAGAAGTATCAGCATCAAAAGTACAAGAACCAGTAATAACACTACCACTAGCACTATGTGCTGTATAACCTGATAACATTTTATCAGCAGTTACTGTATCTTGAGTTAAATCAATTAAAACTTCATCACCAAAAATAATTTTATTTTTTGCCATTCCTTTCCCTCCTATTCAAAAGCAATAATAACAGTTTCTCCACCTTGGACATTTTCTACTTCCTGATACGGAATTGAATTTATTGTAACATCATCTTCCATAACCTTATCATTTGTTTCTAAGATTGTTTGTTCAATTTTGGGAATCACTATATATGGTCCTTTATACTTCTCTTTAAAATCATCACCAATAATCGTTCCAACTTCTATATCAACATCTAATTCTAAACTTTTTGCTTCTAAATCAACATCTAATATTAAGTTCTGCTCTTCTAATTTAATATCAGTAATCATAGAGCTTCCTCCTCAAGAATTTCTTTCATGTTAATTTTAATCATTTTAGATGGAACAACAGAACCACTATTTAATTTTATTTTCATTTGAACTTTTATAAATCCACAATCAAATTTAGATGTTTGTTCTTGAGTTAAATTAACTTGTACTTTCTTATTTTCATAATCGATAATTGGATTAGTTATTATTAATTGAGTAAGTCCATTTTCACTTTCTAAAGTAACATGACAAGTATTAATTGAACTCATATCAAATTCATCATTTTTAATTTTTAGAATTATAACAGGAGTTGTAACTCTATAAATATTTTTGTTATCCATCTTTTCCTCCTTTATTTGCTTCATTTATAATCCAAATAGCAATTATCAAAATAATAATAAATACTATAAATGATTTAAACATTATTTAGCACCATTATAAAGTTAAATATTATCATCGTACGTTCCATTGTTTTTCGCCTTTACTGTTCTTTCATCATTTACATCAATTAAAATTTATATCCCGTAATAGCAATACCATACATATTACTTGACGAACTTGCATTGTTGGCTTTTACATACATTTTGCCACTTGTCCCTTTTGTATAAAAATCATAAGCGACAGTAGTGCTTGCATCTACCGTATACATAATGGAAGGTCTTGAACCCGAAGATGTTATAGCCATATAAGATTTTGATAAAGTAATAGTTGCCCTTACATTATCGTAAAATCTTAATTCCGCAACTATTAAATCGTAGTTTTGCCAATTCACATTATATTCCGTTTCTGTGGTGGGAATATTTTTAATATTCAAAAGTTGATTTATAACAGGTGTCATTGAATCAATCTTATCCTTAACACTAACCCCTGTCGAATACTCAACATCTTCTGCATTACTTTGAATTAAACCAATAGGCTTATCGCCATAATATAAACATTCTGCCATTTGTTTTTCTCCTTTATCTGTAATAAAAATCAATTATTCTTGTTGTGTCTGTTGTTGATAATGTTGTCCCACTTCTGCTAATAGTTACTGAATCATTTACACCGACTATAATTACATAAGAATTTCCGCTTTGATTTTCTATGGGAAAAGTTAACGAAGCCATAATTGACATATTAGAACTTGAAGGGTGTACTACAAACGACCACTCGTGTGTACCTAATGGAAATGTTTGTGACTGTCCGTTCTTAATTACACCGCCATAAGTCCATTCATTCGCTTTCGTATCAATCTTATCTTCAACACTAACCCCCATTGAATACTCCACATCACTTGCCGAAATACCCCTGTCACTTTCGGGTGCGTCTGTTCTTAACCATAAGTCGGGTTTATTAGTTAATGCGTTGTATTCTGCTAATGTCATTTGCGGAACGTCTCTTACTCCGCTTATTAGTTTTTTGTTATAATATACTGACATCGGTTTTCTCCTTTCGATTAAGGCTCAACTCTAAATGTGGTAAACATTGTAATAGTATCTCCGTTTTGAATAGTTCCAACGTTATAAATAATTTGATTGTTGGATAAATAACCACCTATTAAACTATTACTTCTTGAAACGTTATAGCCTATCCATTGCCCTATACCTTGATTGTAAATTGACTTATTGAAAGTTCCCAAAAAACCACTTGTTAAGTTTTGATTAACTCGCATACTTCCGTAAAAATAAGCAATTCCATTCTTCACGAAATGTTGCCCCTCAATATCTGTCACCTTTCCTGTTATGGTTAATTCTGTAACTTCGTCTATTTCTTCTAACACTTCTTGAACATCATTTCCCGTAAAGGAAGTATCGGAGTTATCAAAGCCTATATCACTTGCCGTAAATGCGTCATACACATCATCATCAAGATACTGAAAGCCTTTTGCTTCTTCGCCTGTGAGTGCTTCGATTGCCGATTTGCTTTGGAACTCTCGGACTATATCGACTTTGGTTACATCATTGGCTTGATTATCTTCAACATAGACACCTTTAAACTGCAATTTATCTCGTCTTTGCATGTCAGTTCCGGTATCATTCTGAATTGTATGTCCGGCTGATGTTCCCATATTTTCTGCTATGGCTTCAAGAGCTTCAACTATCTCCTGTCCTGTGCTATCTAATAAAATTGGATTTGTAATTGCTGACATATTTTATCTCCCTTTATGTTGTTTCATAAGTGATACATAATTTACCATTTACAATAGATAATTGTAAATCATCTGGTTTTGTATAAAAATTGCCTTGAGCGCCTTCACCTTTTAAATTATGAAATTCAAAAGCAAAACTTGGATTTTCATCAGTTCCAGTTTTTCTTACATTTACAGAAGGAGTTCCTGTATTTGCATCAACTGTAGCTGAAGCAGAAATTGAAGGAGTAATTCCATCATCTCCATCATCACCTTTTGGACCTTGTTCACCTTGAATTCCTTGAGGTCCTTGAATACCTTGTAAACCTTGTTCCCCTTGAATGCCTTGTGGGCCTTGAGGACCTTGTTCACCTTGGGGACCTTGTGGACCTGTAGCACCTGTTTCACCAGTATCTCCTTTGTCTCCTTTCGGCCCAGTTGCTCCAGTATCTCCTTTTGGTCCTTGTGCTCCAGTATCTCCAGTGTCTCCTTTATCACCTTTATCGCCCTTGTCCCCTTTATCTCCCTTATCGCCTTTATCACCTTTTGGTCCAGGAGGTCCTTGTTCTCCTCCTCCGCCTCCACCTGATATTTGAACTTGTCTTTTTGACATTTCAGAAATTGTTAAATTATCTTTTCCAAAAATTATATCAACATGTTCTATACCATTGGAAATAGATTTCTTTATAGAGTTAACTTGTACATTAAAAATTTTACCTGTGCTTTTATCAATTACAGAAACAAAATCTCCTTTGTAAAAATCAACACCATATTTGTATTTACCTTCAATTATTGATGCTTCAAATGAAATAACTTTTTGATGTTCTTGAAGTTTTTCTTGACCTCTTTGCTCCATTAATTCTTCAATTTCTTCTTCTGTTAATGGATTTTCTGGGTCAGCATCTGATTGAATATCCCTAGCATCTACATAAAGTTCTTTTCTATAAATGCCTTCTGATATTTTATCACCTACTTCAATGATTTTTCTATCAGCACCAGTTCCTTCACCAGCAACAATAGCAATATTTAATGTATTTCTTTCATCTTCTTCATATTCAATACTTTGAAGATTTGATAAATCAAAACTAAAAATAACAGGGTCATTATCATCAACATTATTATATGTCCTGTTTATGGGACTTAATAATCTGAATTCAAAACTATCAATGTTAGGATTTTGCTCATTATCTAAAGTTTGACTAAAGATAGGATATAATTCAAAACCTAAACTATAAGGAAAATACATTTCAGCTAAATAATTCATGAATGTATCACCTGTATTTTGAACTCTTATTTTATTTTGAAATGTTGGCATATCCTGTTGAATGCTTATAAAATCAATTGCTCTTCTTGTATCTTCAGGGTCAATGAATAAATCATTCAGCATTTGAGTAGTTATTTCATCGATTGTATCATAATATTGAGATGTTAATAAGAAACTTCTATAGTTCAGAATTTCATTTGATAAATAACCATAAATACTTATTTCAGTATCTTCATTTTCAACATCTTTTTTACCTTTAATTATTCCAACTATTCCATCTTCAAACCAAATATAATTGCCAATATTTAACACATCAAGAACTTTAGATTTATTGGGCATTCTTATTTCAAAATTACCTCTATCATCCATTATATCTTCATAAGTTAAATATGTATATGTAATTATTATTCCAACCCTTTGTCTAGAGTCTTTGTCAAAAACTTCAAGTTTCATTACATTTCCTCCAAACCAAATTTCTCAGGATTTAATTCAATACTTACATCAAGCATAGTTTCTGATTGATTTTCAGTTGAATAATTAATTATATTATAACCTTGTTCGAATTTAATCCAGTCATTATCAAAATCCCAATACTTCAAATAATCCAATTTACCTTCGATTGTATATCCATAAATTCCTCTTTCTTCACCATCTTGAGTATTAACAATTATCTTTTCACCAGCAGTCATTGTTTTGTTAATTCTCATTTCTTCTCCAGTAGTTGAATTTACTATCACTGGATTTACAATTGTATCTTTTGCTTCAAGAATTATTTTACCACCAATTGTAGCATTACCCTCATTATTCACCAGAAGCATCAGGTAATTAACTCTTGTTCCCATTATATATTTATTAGGTGTTAGGATAAAAGGAAAATGGAAGCCTCCAGTTTCACCTGAAAGCACAGTAATTACTTCAGTGTTTTTATGAAACATAGGATTAGCACAAAATATTTCAATCATAAATCTACAGAAGTAAGTATTGTTTTCTGATTCATTAGGACTATACTTAGGTGATGCACTTGGTTTTCCTTCCAAGTAATAATCTCCAACAATAATTCTTATAAAATCTTGTGGATTGATTAAGTTATTCAAAAACTCTTTTTTCTTTTTAATGTTTTCATAAGCATATTCATCTCTTTGGTCTCTGTTATAAAGATTTAATTCATCTTCATTTAACATGTAATATGCATAGCCAATTATTGATACATCTCTGTTGTTTATTTTTGAACTAGAAATTGAATCACCAACTTGACTGGGATAATTGTATGTGTGATGATTTACAGGAACATTACCCCAGTCAACACCTTCATCTCCAGGAAATACAAAATCACAATCAATATCCATACCAAATGTAGCACTTTTCATTGTATTCATATTTTTGATTTCAAATTTCTTTATCATTTCAACACCTCTTAAAATGCTAATTCTTTCTTGACTTTTCTTATCTCTCTTCCGATGAAATAAGGGTCATCCTTCGTATAAATATTTATTGTATCTCCAACTTCTTTTACAGACCTATTATTATAGCTTTCATTTTCATTCTTTGTAAGAACTCTTTCACCTTTATGTAATTGAGCAACATATCCATCATAAGGAACATATTCCAAACCACTTGCATGTGAACCTGAAAGCATATTTGAAATAGGATTATTGTTTGGAATTAAATTAGCCATCTTAGATTTGAGTTTATCAATAATAGCACCTATATAACCAAAATGCTCTTCAAACCAAGCTGATAATCTATTCCAAGATTCTTTTAAACCTTCCAACAATTTATCAAGAATCAAAGCACCTATCTTCTTAAATCTTTCAACTAATTTTTCAAGGAAGTCCCAAACCTTTTGAGCATTTTCTTCAATAATTTTTATTAAGTTTTGGAATGTTTCAGTTACCATATTTGTAACTCTATCCCAAAGTTGCTGAATTGTTGTAATAAATTTTTGAACTAAATCACCAATAGTAGAAATAACTTTCTGAACCATTTGACTAATTGTTTCAACTATCTTTCTAAGTATCTCAGAAATTCTTTCAAAAATACCTTCAATAACAGAAATAAATTCATCTATCATGTTTGATATAGTTGTTAGCAAATTATTTATTACACTTACTACAGTATCTAATAAGCTCTTTAATAAATTTGTTAATCCTTCAAACAATTTTTTAACTGTATTTGAAATATTTTCAAATATTTGATTTATTGTTGAAATAATATTATCCCAAGCATTTTTCATGTGTTGGATAATTTGTTCAAAGAATTTAGTTAATGATTCAGTTAATTTTTCAAATAAATTTGTAACTGCTTTAACTACATCATCAAACCAACCTTTTATTATACCAATTATATTGTTCCATATTTCAGTAACTTTATTCCAAAAATTACGAATTGCATTTATAACATTATCAAGTGCTTGTTTAGCATTAGTTAATACTTCATTCCACCATTGACTTATTGTATTTCCTAAGTTTCTAAAGAATTCTTTTACTCTTTCAAAACCTTGTTTTACATTTTCAATAAATTCATTAAATGCTTGCTTGATTCTTTCAACCATATCTTTGGTCCAAGCAACTATCTCATCCCAATGGTCATGTATTACAATTACTAATTGAGAAATAACAAAAACTATAGCAGCAACTACAGCAGCAACAGCAGCAGGAGCACCAAGTATAATTGCACCAATAGCAACTAATGCAATTCCTAATGCTTCAAGAATAGTTTTAATAATATCCCAGCCATTTTTCCACATATCAACGAAGTTTTTAACCGCCAATATTAAACCAGAAATTATTAATCCAATACCACCAGCTACTTTAGCAATTACAGCACTTCCTCCTTGAACTACTGTTATAACTAAATCAACTACACCTTTTACACTTTTAAGAATTGTAACTATACTTGCAATTGTTTGTAATAAATTACCAAGAATTGTTAAAACAGGACCAAGTGCTGCAATTACTAAAGCAGCTTTAACTAATGCATCAAATTGTTCATCTGAAAGATTAGAAATTTTATTTGTTATTTCAGTTAATGCATCAGCTAATTTTCTAATATATGGTGCAATTCTATCACCAACTTTAATTAAGAAGTTATCAATAGCAGATTTTAAATATGTTATTGAACCAGCTAAGTTGTCCAACATAATTTTAGACATTTCTTCAGCAGAACCATCAGCTTGGTCAAGTTCACCTCTAAATTCTCTTATGCTTTCACTTCCTTCTGTTAGTAGAATGCTCAAACCTTTAATAGACCTTGAAGTAAATGTTGTCATTAAAGCAGCTGATTTTTCAGCACTTCCCATTCCTTCAGTTGCTTTATTAACATCTGCAATTATATCAACTAAGTCTCTAAAGTTTCCTTGAGAATCTTTAACTGCTACATCAACATCACCTATAGCAATTTTTCCATCATCCATTTTTTGGATTATGTCTCTTACAATTGCACTTAAAGCTGTACCTGCTTCAGAACCTTTCAAACCTTGGTCTGCTAATTTACCAAGAATAGCAATAGTCGTATCCATTTCTTGTCCAGCAGTATGCATAAATGCTGCTGAATTTCCGAATGCTTCACCTAATTGCTCGGTAGTTGTATTTGCATTTGCTTGTGCATAAGCCATCATATCAGCCATGTGTGCAGAATAACCAGCTTCTTGCCCAAATGCAGAAAGATAATCTGTTACAATATCAGATGCTCTTGCTAAATCCATATCAGAAGATGCAGCTAAGTTTAAAACACCTTCAATGCCTTCAAGCATATCTTCTGTTTTCCAACCTGCTAAAGCCATATAACCAAAAGCATCAGCTACTTCTTTAGAAGTAAATTTTGTTGTTCCACCTAAGTCTAATGCTTTTTCTCTTAATGCATCAAAATCATCACCAGTAGCACCAGATAAAGCTTTTACATTTGACATAGCTTCTTCAAAATCCATCGTCTTTTTAGTAGCTAATGCCATTCCACCAGCAATAGGAAGAGTTAAAGTTCTTGTCATTGTAGAACCAATTGTTTTTAATCCAGCACCTGCACTTGCAAGTCTTTGGTCTAATGTCAAACTTGAATCTGCAATTCCTTGCAATTGTGTCCAAGCAGTACCAAGTTTTGAATTAAAACCTGTAGCATCTAAATCCAAATATGCAATAGCTGTACCAACAACCTGATTCATCATAATAGCTCTTCCTCCTTTCATTAAGAATTAATGTTAACGTTCGAAAATTTTGAATATAATTCTGATGCTTTTTTATAACTTTGTGGTTTTACCACATTATTTAATTTTTCTCTTTTTAATATTGGTTCTTGACCATCTTCTAATTGTCTTACAATGTATGCACATGCTTCATCAAAACAAAATGCTGTGTATGGGTCATATATTTCTAATATTTCAGAAGGTCTACAACTCATACCCAGCATTTTATGCATCGATATTATTCTTAAAACTTCACCAGATTTAACGAAAGTTGTCGAGTGACTTTACACCCATTTGAGAATAATTAAAGATGAATGTAAGCTGGTCATCTGTCAATTCTATACCTTCCTTTTGAAGTTCAGAATATTTAGGCTCAATGAATGATGCTTCACAAATTAAATCAATAACATCAAACATTTTTTGAAGTGTTTGTGAATCAACTTTCTTTAATTGATTTCCATTAACGTTTCCATTAACAAAAAGATTAGATGCTGATTCTAACAATTCATTAGGAATTTTTCCTTGCTTAGCCATAGAAAGCATACTTGGTCTTCTAAGCTTAGCATAAAACTCTTGCCCAGGACCAAAATCAGGTAATTTAACTATCTCACCTTCTTGATATTTTTTCAATTCACTAATACTAGTTACTTTTACATTTTCATTTTCCATTTTTTTCTTTACCTCTCAATTATTTATTGTGATACTACAGGAAGTTCAGCTACAATATCAATATCTACAGGTGCTTCTCCATTAGCAGGCATTGAATTGATAGTATATTCAGGTGCTCTAAATGTACCATCTTCAATATTAAATCCAACAGGAACACCTTGACAGTTAGGATAAGTAGTTCTTTCATATCCTGTGATAACTCCTGCTTCATTGTAAATAGCAGAATAAGTTCTGAGAATGAATCTCTGTCCTTTGTCAGTAGAACCAACTACAGGCATTGAATAACCAACTACCTTAGTAGGGTCTGTTTGGTCATACTTAATTGTACCACCTTGAAGAATCTTAATTAAATCAAAATTCATTACATTATCTGTAAGAACAATTTGATTTCCTGTAACAGTAACTTCTTCAGGCTTTTGTGCAATTAATCTACCTTTAACAATAAGCTTTACAGCATCAGTTGTTTCAGTAGAAATAGTAGTTTGAATTTGATTTGCTGTATCAAAGATGATTTCATCTGCACCAGTTTCATAAGTTTGAACTGTGACAAGATTTACATCAATTGTAGCAAATTCAGTTCCTTTTTTAACTGCCATAATTTCCTCCTTATTACATGTATTTATTACGTCTTATATTTCTATAAGTAAAACTTCTCATGTGAGCTTTAACTTCATCATCATAATAATCTGGATTGTTAGAACCAGTACTTCTTAATAATGGATGTAATTGCTCATTTAGAACTTGTTTGACTTCTTTTTCAAAGTCATCTAAGGTATGATATTTATTTTGTGGAACATATAACATGAATTGATAGTAAACATATTCTGAAGAATACAAATTAACCTGAGATGAACCAGATTCTTTCAGAACAACATATTTACTTTTACACTCACCAATTTTAGTAGCAGGTGGAAAAGTTTTTATATTATTTTCTTCCAATTTTCTTTGTATTGTTCTCCAAATGCTTTCCATAATTCATCACCACTTTAAATGTTGCATACCAGCTAAAACTTCTTCTGATTTTAATCTTACGGTTGGTTCTAATATTGCATATTTACATTCTCTAGCATATTCTAACCATATACCATAATCGACTGTATGTGCAATATTAACTCTCCAACCATTACCATTTGATGTAACATATCCTGTTAATCCTTGCCTTGCTCTACCAGTCCTATCTGTCCAAGGACGATTTTGCTTAGCATAACTTTCAAAATCTTTAGCAACAGTTTCTGCATAAATTTGCAATGCTGCATTAGCTTTTGTACCGAATTCAGTTAAACCTATTAGCAATTGTTTTGCATCAAATTTAATCCTCATCTTGCATTAACTCCAAAGATATGTCAATGGCTACATTAAAATCATTTATATTGTTTGTTTTTATAACCTTATAATTGTTTCCTTCAATGATTACCATATCATTTGTTTTTATCATATTGCCTTGTTCATATAACGTTAAAATCATTGGTGTTGGTTTAGCAAAAGTTTTACTACCATCAGCAGTATTTTGACTTATATAAGAATTTGAAGTATGAAAAATTCCTTCTAATGTTGCTATTGCGGACGGTTCATCAGATACTTGATGGAATTCATCTTCTTCATATCTTTTAAATTCAAATTCCTGACCATTAATTTTTATCTGTCGGTCAACTTTATTTCTTAAAAATGTTTTATTTAACATATCAACCTCCAGATAAAATTCCTGTGTTATTTCCTCTATACCTTTGAGCTAATCTTCTAAAATATTTTGAAGTATCAGCTGCTTGCATACCACTTATATTTAACGTTGTATCTTCAGATTTTACAATAAGACAATGATAAGCTGTCTTATTAAAATCCTGGCCATTTTCTTCAGCATAGAAATTTAATTCTTCATCACTAAAGAATGGGCAATCTTTTTCTCTTAATATAATTTTAAGCTTATCAATGTCAACCATAATTATCTCCCTTTTATAGCTTCTCTAATAGCTTCTCTGAATTGACTTGTTTTATTCAAACCAGCTAATGAAATATCATTTGCTTTTGCATATTCAACCAATTCATTTCTTGTCATTTCTGAAATGGGTTTTTCAACTTCTTCTTCATCTTCTTCCATTGCTTCATCCCATTCATCTTTAATGGACTCTTCAGATTCACCAGATTGTTCCGTATTTAATTCTTCTTCCTCTACCATAGATTTTATTGTCTCTTCATTTTTCTTTTCATTTTGAACATTCTGGTTAACGGAAGAGGCAGGGATTTCACCTGCCAGATTCCAACCATTGTCTTTAAAGAAATTTTCAAAAGAAGCTTTAGAAACTAAACGTTTTTCTTTTCCTTTAACAATTTCAATAAAAGCCATTTGATTTCTCCTTATTATGAACCACTAACATCAGCTGAGATAACCTGTTCAATACCTTCAAATGAAGGAAGGAAAATCATAGAAACTTTTGTATCAACATTAACAGGGTCAGTCTTCTTTACAGTAGTTACTGCAACACCTGTATCAGTAATTGCTACGTTAGCAGCTGAACCACTCATAAGGTCTGATTCTTCAGGTGTAGTACCAAACCAAGACTTACCAAGTGCTCCCTTAGGAACAAGAATAACTGAATCATCAGCAACGAAATTCCTCTGATTTCCTGCTTCATCAACAAACTGAGAATCATATACTGCATAAGTAATACCAAGTGCAGAAAGAAGATACTGTCTAACATTTGTTTCAAGAATAGGAGCAGCAGCATCATTGTGCCAAATTGCATTCTTCAAATCCTTGTTCTTCAAGAAATAAGATTCTGTCTTAGAATTAAGAATCATTCTTGTAGGATTAACACCTGTGTTATCTCTAATAGTCTTCTGCCATTTTCTAATATCTCCAACAATATCAGCATCAGGGTCTGTCCAGTCTGAACTTACTTTCTGAGAAGCATCCATACCATAGTCATAATCATAGTCCTGACCATTAGCAGAAATTGAAATTGAACCATTAGCAAGAAGGCTCATTCTCATTCTTTCTCTTTGTGCTCTTGCACCCTTAAGTAACTGAATATTGTCATCAAAAATCTGATTAAGAATTGAATCAATATATGCTTGGTTACCAGTTTCAAGAACCATGTTAAGCTGTTGACGAAGCTCTTCATCAATATACATAGACTCTTTGAAGAACGGCATACTTGCCAATGTCTGCTTAAAGCCAATTCTATCTCTCTTAAGAGATACAGCATCATAAGCACTGGGCTTTAAAACAACAGGAACACCTTTTTTACCATGAATCCATTTAAGGTCAAGACCAAGCTTCTTATCAGCAGGGAATAATTCCTCTCCAAGATAACCGGACTGGTCTTGATTTCTAACGTTCCAATATGAAACGATTTGATTAGCTGTAACTAAATCAAAAATACTTTTGTTCGGCATTTTCTATTCCTCCTTTTAATTATTTAACGAACTGAATCATTCTAAGAGCTGCTTTTGTTTCAGCATCAATAAGAAGCTGCACATCAGATTCAAGTTTATTCAAATCAATAAATCCAAAAACAACTACCTGAGCATTCTTTGTACCACTAGTAACATCTACATCATGAAGAAGAATACCAACTGCATTAGAAGTACCAAGTGCACCTTCTGCACCAGGTGTTGTAGTAGCTTTAACAAATGCAGTTCCTCTTGCTGTAAGATTACCTGCTAAAGGTGTACCTGCTTTCACAATTTTCTTACCATCAGAATCTGCAGAAATACCTGTATTAGCAACCTTGCAAGAAAAAGCTGTACTATTAAGTTCATCAACAAGAATTGTTTTTCTTGTAGCACCAGTTTCAGTAACAATTGTAGACTGATTTAACATTTCTTTTCCTCCTTAAATTAATCATTAAAAAATGAACTTTTTGTTTTTTGATTAGCATTTGCTTTTTCAGCTAATCTTTCTCCATAGTTATCTTTGGGATTATTTCCTGATGAACTATGGCCAGCATTAGAACCTGTTCCTCCTGAAGTTGAAGAAGATGTTTCTCCGAAAAAACTTTCGTACTTCTTATCTTTCTTCATTTCTTCAAGTACAGTATCTAATGTCTTTTCTTCTGTAACTTTACTAGAAGCAATTAACATCACATCATCAATATAATCTTTGCTTACTCCAGCATTATAACAAGCTAATTTACTTTCTGCTAAGCTAGCTCTTTTAATTGCCTCATCTTTTTCAGATTTAGCAGTCTTCAATGCTTCAGCTTTCTTTTCATCATCAGTTTTCTTTGATTCAAGATATTTGTTATATTCTTCGATTGATTTCTTTGCTTCCTCTTCATCTTTAAAACCTAAAGATTTAAGTATTGCTCTTTTACCTTCATTCTTTTCTTTAGTCATCATATTATTAACTTCAGTTTGAGTAAAGGTCTTTTCTCCAGAGTTTCCATTTTGGCCCTGGTTGCCATTTGCTTCACCAGATGAATTATTATTAGCATTATTATTGTTGTTATCACCTGCGTTATTCTGGTTATCCTGACCAGGTTCTGCAAATAACTGTAAATTCATCGGTAAATACTTTTTCTCTTTTAACATTTTCTTTTCCTCCAATTTTTTAAAATGTTGGTCATTTTCTTACCTTAGTTTTTCTTATCTATAAAAGTAAACAAGCCACCTAAGTTTTTATAGGTGACTTGCTAACCTTAGCAATTTTATTAATTACTTGTTTTCAATTGCTGTTTTGGAAATTTCATCTTTGGAAATATCAGGATGTTCATTTAAGAAGATTTCAATTTCTTTTTCTTCTTCAATTGTTTCCTTCCACTTTCCTGAAAAGATTTCATTTCCTACGATGATGATTAACCTCTTCATCTTTAGGTCCTCCTTGGAAATTATTTAGTTATTTAACTATGATTAAATTATATCAAAATATTTGTTATTTGTAAATAGGAAAATAATAAAAAATATTAGATTTTATCACCCATTGTAATTATATCACCAATATATTTTCCATCTTTCCAAAACTCAAGTATTCCTGTCTTTTCATTTCGTTTAAATTCAATCATTATTCTTCTCCTCTAATAATTAATTTTGTACGATTTAATACAACACTAATTCCACCATCTGTGTTAATTGCATCATATCCTTTAGCAGCTGCATACATACCTAAGTCAACAGCAGTGTCACTTTCATCATGATTATTTGGAAAGATTTCTGCAAAAATATCTTGTGCATCAAAGTAATCCATATTATGTGTATTAGCATATTTTTCTACTTCATTTTCAAATAAAGTCAATAAATTATTTTCAGAAATAACATTAGCATCTTTAGTTAATGTCATTGTTTCTACATTATGATATTTGTTTCCTCTTCTTTCTTCATTCAATGATTGAATATCTTTTATAGATTGTTTCATTGAATCAGGTACTTTAGAAGAATTTTCAGAATAAGCATACATGCCTTCTCCATGCATTGCTCCACCTGTAGAACAATCAACATACCATTTTCCATTATATAATTCATTTCTATATACATCTAAGACTTCTTTATTTTGTGCTGAATATGTTCTTTGCATTATTAAATTATTTTCAGCTGCATATTTATCAAATTCAGCAGGTGAAACAACTTGAGGTAAGCCATCAAATCCTTGTGCATTAAGTATATCATCAATCTCAAACTTAAATTGATTAGGTCTTCTTTCCCAGGTTCCTGTAATATCTTTACCTGTTATACCATCACTTATTGATATAGGATTTACTTCTACCTTCTGCATAGATTTTAATAATTCATTGTCCAACATAGTACTTTGTATTTTGCCTTCTCTATATTGAACAAAGAAGTCCCAGTTATTTCCTTCAAAACCTATTTCTTCTTTTGCTTGTACATATTTTTTAAAATCTATATCATTGAAGTCTAAGTTTCGTTTAATTTCACTTAAATTATTTGCCTCTTGTACAGGTTGTGTTGTTGCAGTCCAAGCTTTAATATTATATCCTAATGTATCAGCATAATTATCAAGCTTTTCATTTAATTCTGAATCACCAGTACCATTTACCCAATTACTTAAATCTTTTGCAATTTCTTCATAAGATTTTTCTTTTACAATCATAAATGTACACATTCCATTTGGGTGGTCTAAAGGCAATTCATCTTTTTGATATATTTTACCATCTCTTTCAGCACATATATCACACATTCTATCACCACCAGAAGCTAACCATTGATATGCTTCAATAAATGGATTATCTTTTGTGTTTAATACAAATGATTCTTGGTATGCATGACTTATCATTGTTCTTGCAAGTCTTTGAGCATTATAATCAATTTTCTTAGAAGTCCCTGGATATACTTTACTCCAATTCCATTCTTTTCTTGCTTGAGGATTAACATATCTTTCTAAGTCCTTTGCTAATTCATAAGTACTTTTATTTTCTGCTAAACCTTTAGCAACAATTGAATTAATATCATTTAATTTCTTTTGATTATCAGACCAAATAGCTTTGCTTAAAGTCCATTTGCCTTCATACAATTTACCAGTGATAATTGAATTAACTGCATCTTGAGGAATATGAAAATCTGATGTAAACACTCCACCAAAACCCATTTCCCTAAGCATTTTATCATTATCTTCTGTAACTGCTTTTGCAACTTCCAAAGCATTGTTTGTTATAGTACCTTCCAATTGTTGATTTAATAAAGTAATTCTATCCTGCAAGTCTTTTGTAAAATCCTTAAGATATTGTTCTCTCATAATAGAAGAAATATTTGACTTATTAGATAAAATTCTAATACGTTCACCAAATTCCTTTTCTATTCCTTTGTACATATCTCTTATTTGCTTTGCTTGTTCATTTGTAATATCTATTCTTTTACCTTCTGCAATAGCAAATGGATTTTGTTTACTCATTACTTATTACTCCTTCTTGGAAGTACCATCTTGGTTCACCAGGTTGTCCTCCTTGGGCTTATTTTTATCTTCATTAATATTTTTATTATCTGAATCATTATCATTAACCTGCTTTAAATTTGAACCTCTTCTAAAATTATCAGAAAAATCAATACCTGTGAATGAATTATCCAATAAATCTTGCTCCATCTTAATTTGTTGCAATTCTTCTTCAGCTTCTTTATCTGAAAGATTACGCCACTTTTTAAGATAAGCTTTCTTTGACATTAACTTAGCATCTACTTCAGTAATATCTTGTGCTTTTTCTTCTTGAACATCTTCAGGAAGTGGATAATTATTTTCAACCAATACATTAATTAAAATATCAGGTAATTTTTCTAATGAATATTTACCAACACAGTTAGGATAATATCTTCCACCTTCAATTATTTTTTCTGCAAGATATTTTAATGCAGGTCCCCAAGTCAACATTTTTTCATCACATCTAACTACTAAGCCCCAATATAAAGCTCTAATAGTTTTTCCTGATGTAATCATTCCCATCAATTTTTCATTATTGATATTAGGTACATCAACTTGTGAATACATATCATTTTCAAGTCTATCCAATGTTGTTTTTAATGCTGCTGAATAAGTCATACTTGGCTCTAATAAACCAGCTTTAGCTTGAGGAGGATTATCTGAAGGACTTGAATAATCTGATTGCAAATCCCAAAAAGCACCAGGTGCTCTTGTTAATCCTTGTGTACTAGATTCTGAAGCATCAATTGTATATGCTACAGGATTCATTCCTTTTCTTTCAATATCCATATCAGCATTTGCTAATTTACTATATTGACTTTCTTCATCAAGCAAATCAGTTAATTCAGATTTTCCTTTAAGGTCTGCTATTAAACCATCATTAAGAATTACTACTGCAGGAATGTCATTAAACAATGTCTCTCTATGGTCAATTGACTCCATATCTGAAAGAATATTTCCTAATCCATCATAATAAAATTCTGATACATATACTTTTTCATTTTCAAGACTGTACGTTTTCTTTAACCACACTTGTTGTGTTTTATCATCAGTGTTTGATTTACAACTAAAGCAAATAAATTTTTCCAACCTATTAGGATTAGAATCACTCATCTTATAAATAAATTCCAATGAATTAAGAAACATTAAACTTATTTCTTCTGTTGTTTCATTAAAATTTAAAACTGCTGCACATCTTTTTCCAATAAAGCAGTCTTTTACAGCTTTAATTATTTGTGCATTGAAATGATTCTTTTCTAATACATTATCAAGAAAATCTTGAACTATTGTATTTTGTTCTTTTTCACTTCCATCTACATCATCAATATTTACATTAAATGAAGGTGGATTTGCAAATAAGAATCTTGCCTCTTTATTAAGAATCGAACTTGCTTTTTTAAATCTTACTTGAGAAGGAACATACTCACCATTCGTACCTTCAGTAGCAAATTCAACACCTTGTTCATAAGCATCATATAAGTCAATTATTTCTTTTACTTCATTTACATAATCCTGATTTCCTAACTCTACTAAATCATCTTCAATAATAAAGTATGGAATACAATTATATGATGTTATAACTCTTATTGCTTCATTCTGTTGTTTGAGCATTACTCCTTCTTCTGACATTTTACTTCTCCTCTTCCTTTATATTTTTCTTAGGAACATTCTTTTCAATAGGTTTTGCAATTACTATTAAACCAGATTTAGAATTAATAATTGTATCACCAACTTTTGCATCATAAGTATTTACTCCTGAAAATATTCTTGCTCCTACAAGTTTTTTATCATCATCATAAATACATTTTACTCTACCTTTTTTAGCATGCTCATCAAACCAAACAGGTGCTTTTTCTTTACCAAAAATAAATTGTTCATTCATTATTTGTTTTCCTCCATTTCATAATACTTAGGTGTTTCACCAGTTAATACACTTCTTGCTAAAACTAATCCATTATAAATTCCTATGTTATAAGTATCTTTACAGTTATCTCTTTGGGAATCAATCAGATTTGTTAATGATTCAATTTTTTCACCAATTATTTCTTCTGTTGTAGGTACTTCAACTTCTATTTTTACGCTTAGACCTTTTTGCTTTAATGAATTAGTCACTTCATCCCACTCCTTTGCAAATTCATCAATTTCTTTTTGACTGTGAAATATATTATTAGCCATATTTTAATTACCTCTTTTACTATTACTTTTTCTTTCTTTAGGTGTAACAACTTGATAATCATCTAACGCATACCACATAGCTGAAAATGTATGAGGGTCGATATCAAAATGTCCATAATCAAGTGTTCCATCAGGTTTTTTCTTATACGTTAAATTTTTACATTCCCTTATTGTATTTATGCAATCTCTACTACATATAATACGAGTGAATCTTTTCATTTTTCTTGTGTTTGATATTCTTGAACCTTCAGTCTTTTTATCTGCTACTTTTTTACACTTCATCATATTGAATCCTTGCTGTTGATAATACCTAATTGCTTTAGGTTCTGCACAATCAGCTTTAATTAATTGAGACTTTATATTCGGGTCCCATACAACTAAATCAATTGCTGTTTTATCATCAGTCATGTGATTCTTATAATATTCTTTATAAATATATAACCATTTATGTTCATCATCAATTGCTACCTTTAGCACAGCATTGAATGATTCTTCAAATCCAAAATCCATACCAATTCTATGCCATTTTTCTGGAATACTTATTACAGCTTTAGCAACTAAATCAGAATCCATTGTTTCAAAGTTAGGTAATACTCTTAATCCTGTAACACCAAACCTTCCCCATCTAGCAACTAACCAAAGTGCTTTATCAGATTTCCTATAATCTTCCAAAGTTCTTTTATAATCTTCACTTATCCATTCGTTGTCATCACATGTTGAATGATGATAATAAGTATCTCCTTTTGCTAAAATTCTTTTATCATAGAATGTTTGGTCTTTTAATGTTACAGATACTGAACCATCTTCTTCAGTTCTACTAAAAAATCTTTGATATACCCAATTGAATTTTCCTATTGGATTACATGTTAAAATGAAATGTCTTGATTGACCTATTGGTCTAATTCTACCAAGCAATTCATTAAATGATGCTTCATTAATTTCACTACATTCTTCTATCCAAATAATTGATACACCATTTAATGATTTAATCTTTTCTGTTGAATCCATTCCTTTGAAAATTATTCTACTTCCATTAGGAAATTTGAATTCAAGCGGTGATTGTTTCCAACATACTTTTGTCTTATGTTTTCTTTCACCTTCTTCTGCAAGTAAATCCATATCTTGCAAAACCTGTTTTATCAAATCAAATGTTGATTCTTTATGTGTTTCATATACTTGTCTTATAACACAACATTTTCTAGTTTCTGCAAATAGTTTTATGATTATTTTTTGTACAGCTGAATGAGATTTACTTGAACCATATCCACCAATAAGTAAATAAATTAAGTAATCCCAATCAAATATAAAATTATCAAAATGAGGATTTACTCTCATTGTACATCTCTTTAGTTTCCTCATTATTTCTTCCTCTTTTATAAAATTATCCGTTTTAATTAGTTTTAACTATATTTCTTTTAATGTTTCTTTTCTTAGTTTTTTACTTATAAATTTTTTCATTCTGTTTATCTGTTCTGTTTCATTGAAATAATCATCATCTGTCATCTGTTCTGAAGAAATTATTTCTTTATCCATTTCACTTAAAAGCACTATTGATTTATTACAATACCAATTAGCTTTTTCTAAATCTTCTTTTCCATTTTTATTCTTGTATCTCCAAATGTATTTAAAAGCATTTAACTTACAAAAATTATATAAAGCTTTTTTACCATATAACATTTCCATAGCTTCTATACATTCTATACTACAAGAATTTTCATAATGATTAGGATGATTTATATTGTCCATTGTTTTTCTCCAAATATTCTTTTGCTTTGATTTCTATTTCTGAAATTATTTCTTGATTTTGATTTATCTTTTCATCATTTTTTAATATACTTACAAAGTGTTCTATTACTATTTGTTTTATTTCATTTATTTGTTCATAGCTCATATTATTATACCTCATTTATTTATTCGTAGGCAATTAAGATTTATACAAACAATGGCAACTTAATTTTATATAAACCAATTGCCTACGAAAATTAACAGATGGTTTGTGTGCACTTTAATTATGTTTAGATTGTATATTTAAATAGAGGAGTTCAATATAACAGAAACATTTAATTTTTAACCATCTGTTGTTTACCAATTTTCATACCCTTCCCATTCGTCTTTTTCTTTTTCAGCTTGCTTTTTAGCTTTCTTTATATCATCTTGGTCCATTGTTGCTGTTTCATTTACTGTTTCATCTAAATCAGAATTTTTACCACGAACAATTGTGATTTTTACATCTGAATCTTCATCTTCAATATCAACAACATTGTCCCTATTCTTTTTCCATAGGTCAGGTCTTCTATTATTTAACCAAGCTAAACATGCAGTAACATTTGGAATATTTTCTTTTGTCTTAGTTTCTTTAGTGATATTTACCCATTCACCATTTATCATTCGTTTTCCAATTGTTACAGTTACTTCTTTTGAAGTAAATCCTAATGCAGATTTTAGCAATGCATTTTCAACTTTATAATCAACTATTTCTCTTCCAGTACTTAAAGCTTTTTGCATTTCAGGAAAATCTTTTTTCCATCTTGCTAATAGTTGTGGAGTAACTCCCATCCTTCTTGCAATTTCTGAATAATTAAATCCATCTCTTGCCCAACATTCAAGAAGCATTAATCCATCATCTGAAAGCCAATAGTCAACATCACTATCGTTCTTTTTTCCCATATTTACCACACCTTTTCAATATTTTATCCTCCAGAATCACCAGAATGACTCAGGTTGCATTTTATTTTATTTTTTAATAATTTATACATCTAAGCAGTTTAAATCAAATATGCTTTAAATTTGAGCTTTGTTTATTTAATATAAATTGCAAAAGAAGCTTGGCAACTTTTTTTACCAAACTTCTTTTAGAATCTATATTAAATTTTCTAAATCTTACTTTATAAATTTGAAGAAATATTTGTATTCCTTGATTGCATTTTCATTTCTTATTATGATATTTCTTCTCCAACTGATTTGATACTTCCATTCCTTATGGTCTTCATTAGGCCAATATTCAATGAATCCTTTATACATTTCTATTTCTTTTTTATAAGATTCATTTGCTTCTCTTAATTCATTTACTTCTTTCTGAGTTTGTTTTTCAAATTCGATTTCTGTTTGTGTTTTTGAATTATCAACTAACTTCTTACCTGCTTTGTAAACATCCTCTTTTGTTATGGAATCGTTTGCCATATAAAGTTCTTCAAGATTCTTATAAACTTTATAATTAAAATCATTATCCTTGCAACCAGTTCCTTCAATAAATTCACCATATAACATTTGTTTGTCCTCCTATACTTTTGTTTGTTTATTGATTATGAATACATTTTATCATATTTTTGTGTATTTGTAAACAATTTTTTCACATTTTTTAAAGTTTTATTGAATTGCTTTATTTGTAATACTTTTGAATATATATTAGATGCACCAGAATGACGTGTATTGAATTTTATTCAATTAAATGATTATTTTATTAACTACCAAATTTCATCTTCAACTAAGGATAAATAGATGATTGCCTGATGTATTTGAGATTCATCAATATATATATCACCTAATTCATTCTTTTGAGTAAATCTTTTCTTAGGTTTAAATTTATATTTTTTTGCTCTTTTAAATTTATCACTTAAAAAAGCTATTGAACCTAAAATGAAAAATGATGATGTAATAATTATTATACTAACAATTTTTGATAAACCAAAGATAACAACTAGCATTGATACTAAAAAGAAAAAGAAAAATGTTAGAAATACAATTTGCTTTTTGACAATTCGAATAATTTCTTTTAATTCTTCTTTTATAAGTTTAGAAATTTCTTTATCATCATTCCGTTTCATTCCATTCATCCTCTTCAAAGATTTTTTTATAAATTTCAATCAAACCTTTTGAATATTCTTCTACATTTTTTCTATATGCTCTCATTTTGCATTCATTACAATCTACTCTATCTAATTGATAAAATACACTATGCAAATGCTGACAATTTTTACAAAATATTTCTTTAGTTTTCTTTTCATCTATGTTTAAAAATATTTCAACAATAAATGTTGGAATTTTTGTTTCTAACTTTTTAATTTTATAATTTACATTTTCGTTTATTTCTGAATTTTTAATTATTTTTTGACTTATCCATTTACATGCTTCTAAATATGCTTTTTTAGAAACTTCATTTTTGAATTTCTTTTCGAAAATTTTATAAGAGATTGTTGCCATTTTTTTCACCTTTTACTTTTAATTTAATATGGCCCCACATAAGCTTAGGGGAATAAGTGGGGCCATTATCAAGGATGTTTAGGAATTATCTATTAAATATCCCAATCGTCATCTTCATCATCATCTTTTTTTGCAGTTTTCTTTTCTTTCTTTGCAGGCTTATCTTCTTTCTTTGCCTTCTTTTCCTTTTTAGCAGGCTTTTCTTCCTCTTCATCATCCCAATCATCAGAATCATCTGTAGGATTTAAAAGGTCAATATAATACTGCTTCTTCTGCTTAGGTGCAGGCTTTAAACCTCTCTTCTTAGCAAGTTTGAAAAGTTCAACTTCTGACATTGCTTCAAGATTTAACTCTTCTTCAACCTCTTCAGGAATATCATTCATAAAATCTTCGTCTTCTTCCTTTTTAGCCTTCTTTTCTTTTTTAGGTTTTTCTTCCTTTTCCTTTTTAGCACCTACAGGTGAAGGTTCTTCAGTTTCTACTTCTTCAACTTCATCATCTTCGATTTCCTGAACTCCATCCTTAAGAACAGATTCAATCTTTCTAGCTGAAATATGCTCAGGAAGTGCATTGATAATTGTGATTGCACCTTCATTATTTCCCATCTTTGCAATTGCATTTGCTGTCAAAGGGAAACGTCTTCCTACATCAACAATAGCTTCCTTGTTTCCTGCTAAAATTTCCTTTGTTGCTTCTTTCATACTCCAATTCTTTGCCATATCTTTTTCCTCCTATTTTTACTCTTTTGGCTTTTGAATTAATGTTACCATAACTATTTGATTTTTATATTTAAGCCGATTTCAGAAGTCTTCCGAAACATTGTTTATTTGACACTTTTCCGGGTGTCTTACCCTACAGTTACCGACTTAATATCAAGCTTTTATAATAATAGATACAATTCCAATTCCTTTAAGTTCATCTTGTCTATTAAGAGCTTTTTCATAAGTATCATAAACTCTGATACCTGTTTTCCATCTTTTACTGTTTACCTTAACTTTTAATCTATACATGATTTGTCCTCCTAAATTATTATTATCTTAAATAGAAATTTAATACTTCAATATCTTCTTCGTTATTGAATTCATTTTCCAACATGTAACCTATAAAATCTTTTTCTTCTTTTGTTAATCTAATGATTCCTGTAAAGTTTTCCATTTTGTTATATGCTGTTAAAGCTTTCTTACAAATATTTACTCCTGTACCAGATTCATAACTTTCTGTAAGAACTCTAAGTACATCTAATCTTCTCATTCTTTTCATAAGTTCTTTAGAATCAAGATTACTTGTTATTATATCACCATTTGTAAATTTATAAGTTTTCATATTGTTTTCCTCCTTGGAATATTGTTGTTTATTTGTTATTGTGATTATATCTTATCACATTTTTTTTAGTTTGTAAATAGTTTTTCTTAATTTTTTCAAAAATTTTCAATTATTCTTCAAAATCCATATTATTTAAGGCATTTCTAAGACTTTTAAGACCATTCAAATCATTAATTTTAATAGCACCTTTAAGAAATACTCCTACTCTTTTACTATTATCATTTATGTCTGCAAATACCTTTTTACCAATTGTATAGCCACCTTCTGAACATTTTGAAATTACTATTTGTTCATTTTCACCAACATTAGCTGTGGCTATTTCTTTATA